TATAGACAAATTTTTTTAGGCCCCGAATTTACAGGGCCTAAAAGACGACCAAAGTAGTCAACATTTATTCTGGAGAAACAAGGCGGGATAAGGTGTTGTATTTCCTATATAGAGGAGACACACATAACCAGCTGAAAGAACCCAGATAATCCAAAAGGCGGGGTGAGATGTCTTATTTCCTATATAGGGGATACATAGGAGATAGTAGTAGACACCCACCCCACCCTTGGAATATTTCCTAGTCTTTTCATAGGATTATACAGTAATTATGCATCGCAATGCATAAATATGCATAAATATACAGTAATTATGCATAAAATCCACGAAAACCAGGAAAAAACCCACGTAATTGTGCATAAACATACGATTACTTGCATGTTTATTGAATGATCGCAACATCTTTTAGGGGTTTTGTTAGGATCTTTTTTTCTTTTTGTTAGGATTGTTTATCTGGTTTTTCTTTTTTCGGGGGTTGTTTCTGGTTTATCTGGTGTGTTGGTTTGCTGTTTGTTGTTTCTTTCTCTGGGTAGATATATATATGATAGTTATTTATCTCACCCCGGCAAATTTGTCAGTCGTATTCGTAGCCATTTCCGTCTACCAAGGTAAACATATTGCCCTTGTGGTCATCGTCATCTTCTAGACGCATATCGATTACATCAATGACATCTTCGATCCCGATTTCTTCCTTATCAGGATCCGCCTTTCTAATATCGTCTACGATGTCTTGCACATCATAAGCGATAGTCTTTACAGCATAAATAAATTCCGGCAGTTTCTTTTCCATCAGTTTTCTCCAATCATATTCAAGTTAGTAGCTCTATAGATTAGGCCATCCATGTTTGATTCATAGATCCCGCCATTTGAGACGATCTGATAACCAACCGGCTTAGCTACACCATTCACCGCCTCAGTCATCAAACGCCAACCAATAACACGATCACCGTCAAGCTTTTCAGGCATCCACTCAGGAATGGTAGTATGCAAACTAATCATCATTTGACCATACTCCATTCTTTCTCTTTCTTCATTAGTCATAAAAGAAGCCCCTCTTACTTCACGATACCAATACTGAAACGATACCAATACTGAAAGTCGCTGAATAATGTGACAGAAGCAAAAGCTTCAGTTGGATCATCTCCCCAACTCAAACCGCCAGTAATAAGATACTCACAATTATCACCAAACCATGCCCTACCAACATCCCTCCTGCTTCTGTCAAAGCAAACATCAATAGCAGACATAATCTCAGACCGAGCAGCATAAATATTGCCATCATAATGATCCCAATCATGATGATAAAGTAGTGCTGAAAAAACTTCAGCATCAGGAAGATGCTCAAGTCTTTCAACCCAAACATCCAACCCTTCGCTTATATCAGCTCTAGCCCAAATAAAATCAGCACCCATCAGACATCACCATCCTTCACTTCATTAACAGGAGCAATCTTCACCGAATACCATTCCCATGAAGCATTCCGATCAGCCCAAAAACAAGCATCATCAACATCATCGAAAGGACCAAAAAATTCGTAACCATCAAACGGATTACCGGTCATAACAATGTACATCACTTACTCCATCCATTTTCATCATAACCATCTTTGACATACTCAGTACCACAAGATGGACAATCCCAAAAGACAATCCAATACTTGTCACGATACAACTGAAGAAAACCCCAACGTTCTCTACCATCATCGACACAGTTTTTACAAACGAAATCGACAACAACTTCTTCTTCACGAAGCGGTCCTTCAATTTCTGGTTCCAATCCAGAAACACCGGGTGGATAGTTATTCATAACAACCTTTTAATAACTAAGGGTGACGATATAATAGAGACCGACATAACAAGAAATGACAGCCAAAACAGAAATACCAATAATTATTTTTTTATAAACAGTCATTTCTTCCCTTCGGCAACATCAAAGAAATACTCACGCACCTCTTCAATAATGTTATACAGGTCATCATACTCCCCTAAAGGAAGTTCGATACCAGCCTGCTCTAGATCCTGAATACAGATATGTAGATACTCAAGATTCGTTCGATGGATAAGGCATTCATCAACCATAGTAAACCTCACTTAATATCAAAAAGAACAATGTAACCATACACAACAGCAGAAATCGCCAGAACCAGAGCGATTATCTCACCCTTCGCAATCATGACCGTAATACCACTCCTCTGCCTCTTCTTCATTAGAAAGGTCAAAAACACGACCGCACTCTTCACACTTCAATTTAGCCACAATAAGCTCCATACAGAAACAAACTAACGAATAAAAACAAAAGGTACGGGGGGTGCGAAATATTTCGCACCCCCCGTTTATTTCTAAAACTCTATTCTGTTTTGATTTTTATAGACAACAACAGCTTCATCTATAGGTATATCATGAGGGAAGAACACATAGGTTTTATTTTCAACCTTAACATACTGAGCATCAAATGCTAGAGCGGTATTAACCATAAGCGAATCTATTGACTGATCAAGCATGTCAGCATCATCAATCCCCATCTCATTATGGAGAGAGATAAACTTATCAATCAGATCTTCTGGAGTTGGGAAACCGCTTTCATCTTCAGCCAATGTAAAGAATTTGATATCTTCCATTATCACTCCCACATGTAATTAGAGTTGCTTCTTGAGACACCTTTGGGTACAGCCGCTCTTCCCTTCGGATTCCCAAAAGAAACCACGCAAGAAACGGCGATCACAAACAGAACAAGTATACCACTTATCACCCATACCAATATATCTAACGTGGGTTCCAATAACTTGCTTCTGTGGCTTGCCATCACTAGCAAGTTTAGCATTTCTATTCTTCGGTCCCATTATCTTTCTCCTTCTTTTTCAAGAAACTCCATACATCATAATCATCACCTCTCATAGACTCAACACTATCAGCGTCTCTCATTTCAAGAAACTCACGCATAGTGAAAGTGTCAGGAGATCCATCAAGATACAACTTCTTAGACACAATTACTCCTTATACCATCTATAAGTAGACTCAGGATTCTCAATACGACCACGCTTAGTCAAAGTAGCCACAACAGTTTTAGAGCCACCAGTGATGCAATATTTTCTCCAAGTGTCTTCTGAAAGCCTCTCCCATTCAATTTTTACATAAGGAGACTCCATCAAAGTCTTATTCTTGGAACGAATAATGAAATCAGCGGCATCCCAAGTCACACCATCATAAGTATTCAAAGTGGTAGTTTTAAGATCCCACCAATACCAAATAGCATGATCATAACCTGGGTAACCGCTTTCATTTACAGGCATCTCAACGTCACGAACATCTCTCTTGATAGCCCAAACTGGATATTTGTAATTTACCATTGACAACCTACCTGACCGCAAGTGCAAACATTACCTTCATAAATTTCAAGCTCATCAAGGTAAACAATGAATTCTTCGATATCCCCAATCATACGAATAATAGCCATATCGGTACATTTCTCAGCCCTACGGAATTCACCATCCGGACCATAAACTGTTTCTTCAGGATGATCTACAAACGAAAAAACCACACCGGGATAAACATCCCAAGTGTATTTGTTATGACTATAATCAATAGTATTGTCGTTTTCCAATTCAATGGTCATATCATATCTTTCTGTTTAGTTAGCACCAATCGCCACTCATATACCACGGTTGCCATCCGCAACCATAAGCATTATCTGCCCAATCAAACAACCACTTAGAAACAAGAAGATTCACGTAAGGATCATATAACTCACTTTGCTGAGTGATACCAAACTCCGACTTCAACCAGGACTTGTGAGCAGACCATTCAATCTGCATAAGACCAAAGGAATAATGCTTATTAGCAGCATCAGCAGCACAACGAGACTCACGCCACATAATACGACCAACTTTATTCAGTTGATCAATTTCCCAACCAGCCTCAACAGCGACAGAATACCATTCCGAACACTCACCTTCAGGCAATGTTGTAGTCGTTGTCGTAGTAGTAGTCGTAGTTGTTGTAGTCGTGGTAGTTGTAGTTTCGATTACAGCTACGTAATCAGGAATAGTGTTATCAACAAAAATATCAACTTGCGAAGTTGTAGTTGTTGTTGCCTGTGTGTTTCTTGTATTTTCACCTTGTTCCTTGGTTAAAGCAAATCCAACTGTTGTCAGAGTAAGTATAGCCCAAATAATTAGTGTTTTCATGTAAACCTCCTATGAAAGTACCGGGTACAGGAATTGAACCTGTTCAAATTGCTTATAAGGCAACTTCCGTCAAACCGTTCGGACCACCCGGCATATATTTATTAATATAAGCCACCGAATTCTTCAGCTATCTTAGCAACGAATTCGGGATGCACTTGCGGCATCTTAGCAATGGTTTCTTTAGTCATTTGGTAGACAAGAGCATATCTTTTCAGTACTTCCTCATTCGACTTACCTGTCACTAACGAGATATAATTTATCATCATTGACAGGTGTAAAATCGAAGAGAAAACCATACCTTCCAAAAAGCCACTTTCGAGAAACTTATCATCACTCCTTACAGAGTCCATTACTTTCATCGTTAAATTTCTGCTTTCGTTAGAATTAGAAAGCAGATAAGCAGTCAAAAGCTCCAAGACTAAATCTGTAAAAAGATCACCACTCTTCTCGTCCATAATAGAAATCTACTTTTTCGAACTGTTTCGACATAACACTATAAGTGTATAGTTGCCTGTAATCTCTTATCCAGTCTAGCATAGTAAATCGATTTTGTCTCTGAAGATAATCACAAGTATCTTCCCAGCTATAGATATTTACTCCATCGCTCAAAAGATCAAGTATTTCCATTAATACCCATCTAGGTGCAATTTTTTTCTTCATAGTGCCCCAAGTGGGATTCGAACCCACACTTAAACGGTTTTAAGCCGTCTTCCTCTGCCGATTGGGATATTGGGGCGGACCAGCTATCTCTTTCTAGACAGCAATCCTAGCGCATAAATAAATGCGTCCGTCTTTTCTTTGTCAGAAAAGCTATCTGAAAAATAGATAGCAGCAGCGTCAAGCAGATCCATAACGAATTCTTCGTCACCGCGATGTCTTTTCAACTCGCGGCTCAGATGCTCAACCCAGCTAGAAACATAAGCTAAAGACTTATCATCATTAGGCTTCGTGGTTTTTCTCCACGTTTTCAGCATTTTTTGTAAACGGTGTGACATAAACCTCCCATCCAATTTGATGTACTCTAGTATGACACATACTACACAAGGTTATGAGATTTTTATTCTCATCAGTCCCACCTTCAGAAACTGGGACAATATGATGTACCTGCATCACTCCAAAGTCTTCCGAAACACGATAACATCTAGCACACTTGTAATTATCGCGAGATAGGATCGAAATCCTATGGTCTTTATCAAGACCAAGTCGCCATGTGCCATTATTTATCTTCTTCTCCTTGCGCTTATAATTGTTATGTTTTACTTTGTCATCAATAATTTCACGACAAACAGATGACCCGCACCAGCTTTTATTTCTATATTTAGAAGTGTTGCGATGAGGGAATTTATTCTGACAACCAGCGCAAGTTCTTTTTGCACTCATTCCTTAGTGAATTCATAGTTAGCTGACCGAATATGCTCATTGAAGTTAGACCCAACGGAATAGCTAGATCCGCTAGGATTCAAAACTGCCAGAGCAGTTACCAGTGGGACATCTTTATAAATATAACGCGTCCCATTGGTAAATGTAGCACGAAGAAAACCAGTTACCTTATTGATATCTTCGATAACATCGACACCCATCTTCACCCATTCAAGGGCGGAAATGGATGTAGAGTCAATCTCAGTCACTTTCATTCTCAAGTTCAATTGGAACATCCTCCTCATCAAGCGAAGCTTTAGAAATAATCTTGTCATAGTCATAGACATCATCAGGAGTTAGTCCTTTATTAACCATATCTTGATGATACCCAATATTTTTCACAATCTCCCTATACGAATGAGAGTTTGGATTATAGAAAAACTCCCGAGATAGCCCAGGAATAGCTTCACCAGTCGTATATTCAAAGATTCTAGCGTGCCAGCTATCAGGTCTAAAGCCCCAGACCCTTTCACACATTCTAATACCTTTTGAAACAGCCTGGCCTACACCATCAGCATCATGGACTTCAACAGGATATCTGAATTCAACGACATAGTAGTTGGAAAATTTAGGCATTTACGCTCCAATGAAAATAAATCCTAGCAAACCAAGAACGCCAAGAATAAGAATAGGCGCGGCAGCTAGAGCAGACATGATACAAAACAAGATGACAAGAAATCTAACGAGTTTGAATTCCCAAATATACATACCAACCCCAATCAAACAATCTGAAAAGATTTGACATAGCCGAGGCCATGATAGCCAACAAAACCTTCACCCTGGAAGGCAGCTTCCAACTTCTCACTAGATGAAAAGTCATTAGCATCTTCGGCCTGGACAAGAATCTTGTAATCACCGATCTTCACGATCAAACTATCAAAGACAGACGAATACTCAACCTCACCATCAATATCATTTCCGATCAGATTCGCATCAGCAATCATGAAGCCTAGCATACCGTTGACGATTGTGAACGGTGAAGACTTGTAATTTTTCACAATCATTCTACCGATACGAGAATCAGCAAGATCCCTGAACGCAGGACCATCGCCATAACCGTCACCGATACCTGTCGAAATATGATCGTACTCATGAATGAGAGTAGCAACAAGATCCGACACAGAAGCATTTTGCAAATGCTCATCTGAGATGAGAATCCTGGCTTTATCGGTATTCAAACCGACAACCATACCTTTAACGCAATCAGCGGCATCACCAAAAACGACACCAATATTGTCGGCATATTGATTCAGGTCCGGCTCAGCAAGTCTAGCAATAGACAAAGCCTCAGTCAGATTAGGATACTGGCTTAGATCATTAGAGATATCATACTGATGATCCTCACCAAGAGCAGCGAGATAGTTATCGACATTAGCTTTGCAAGCAAACTTGAAGATATTGTCTGAGGCCGCAACAACAGGTTTGAGACTTCTCATCTTCAGAGCATTGAAAACATTATCTCCAGTTGATGGGTCAACGATGATAGCATTCTTGCCATGAATCTGCTTAAAAATTGAATTCCAATCCGATGACCAACCCGATTCATTACCGGGGATATAAGTCAAAATATTTTCATGGAACTCAAAATAATCGTTAGCGCTAGTAAAGGCATTGATTACCTTCTTGACAAGATTCTCTGGAAGAGAAGCAAGAGAGTTAGCGATACGCATACACATCTCCCACTCCGACTTGATAGTTCTTTCCTCATTCAATGCGATAGCGTTCAACGAGTAGTCGAACAAAGACTTCTTATCATCGCTTACATACACAAGAACATCATGAGAATAAATCCTAAGATTGTCATCAATCTTAGCAAGAACTTCATTCCGTCCAGAAGCGCTAGAGTAAAGCCTCTCACGATTTGTTGAGAAATACTTGCCGATGTTATTGACAATATCCATCAATTGAGGTGCGGCAGAAATATAGATATTGAACTCATTCGCAACAGCACAACCTACCGAATCAACAACCTCAATATCCCAGAAGCCGCCGATCTCATTAGCCGCATCCATAGCATTAGCGATAGGCTCACGAATAATCTGGAAAGGATCAGTCCAAGAAAGTTCACCAGCACCAACAGTAAAAGACGAAGGCTTCAACTCATCGCCATAGTCATACCAAATGCAATCAATGCCGTCTTCATCACGAACGACATACTGCATATTGTAAAGACCACGATTATCGTTGCCCATGAACCACCACTCCCATCCATTACGCAAGGCAGCAATGGGAGCAAACTTGATACCGCTACCAAACTTGCCAATGGTATCAGGATTGTCACGCTTAGTTGAAAGGCCAAGCTTTTCCAGAGAAATTCTGGAGATAATCTGATCGTCATTGAAGACGTTTCTGATACGGATATACTTAGGCATTGTTACCCCTCTCATTGAGAATTGCAATAACTGCATCTTGCATCATAACACGCAACTCATACTGAGTTGCAGAACCAGTACGATCACTAACTCTACGAGCAACCTCGTCAACAATTGTTAGAACATCAGGACGAGTGTAAAGATTGACCAACTCAGTAGGAATTTCAGGAACCGCAGGAGGAGCAAATTCCTCAACAGTTTCATCTTCTTCAACTTCAGCATTGCCAATCAAACTAAACAGTTCAAGATCATCCTTCAAAAGGAACCTGATAGCCTCATTGACAGCAGAAGTGAAAAGATTGCCGGTACGACATCCATTGCCAGGAACATACGAATCCAGCAATGATTCAATTTCTGTCATAGTGGCATCAGAAAAGGCACCTGTAGCATAACCCTCAATCTCATACCAAATATCACCGTAATCAAGATTCGACTTCACATCATCAATGATGGAATCATAATCGATCTCAGACTTTACAATGTTAGCAATCTCATCGGTATCGATATCTTCAATCACATCATTCTTGATTTGATCGTAATCAATATCCGAAAGAACATCACTCTTGATCTGATCGTAGTCGATTTCATCAAGGACTTCATCAGTGATACGAGTGAAATCGTATTCCTGATTTAGAACATTGATTAGCTCTGTAAGATCAAAGCTTGCATTGAAATTAAATTCTGACATTGTTCTGCTTTCTTTCAGCTATAACGGAGAATTTCGACCATCTCTTCGGCATAACGCCAAAGAGAACTATCTTCTGACACAGTGACTTTAGCGTGATCAAACCAATCATTGAAATGGTACTCAACACGATAAACACACTCTTCATCATAGAATGCTTCAATCCAATCACCAGGACCACCAGTTGACAAAAGGATCTTCGCAACCATCATCTTTTCAAGATCCAAAGCAAATTCGCAATTCAAGAAGTCTGCCGGATCTGAAATCTCATCATGCTCTGTATTGTTATCAATAGCATCGTAAAGAGAATCAAGAAACTCTTCACGACCAGCAAGATGGTCATTGATTCTTTGGGAACAAGTTTGCTCAGACAATTCCATTCACCCTATCTTTCTCAGCGGCTGCATAGCCTTCATTGTATTGATCAACAACATTTACACCGGTAATTTCGATATAATAATCATTCACTTCACTACAAGGTGCCTCTGATTCAATATTCTGAACCCGATCAGCATACCCTCTAGCGAAGAAATACTTGATAACATAACTAGGTGTCTTCTTCGACATCTTCATCCTTTACTCTAACAGGGACTGTAGAGACAGTTATATTCAGTCGTTTACGAACTTCAGCAGGAGTTATAAACGATTCAAACATTAATTCATTATCATCACTCATCAATTCAAACCATCCAACGGATTATCCATAAGATAAGAACGATAGCTTTCTTTATCACCGATAAAAGAAACAGCAATACTAAGATGAGTTGCCATACTCATGATGACATCAGAAACCCTATCTACATCCAATTGATAGTTATTGCCAAACATAGTATTCAAACTTGTCATCATAAATCTAGCCCTCCCCTCATTTGATTCAAAATCAGACATAACTAGATTATTTGCGAACTGCTCAAATATATCTTTGAAGGATGAAAAGTCTCCATCAGGAACAGATTCAGCATTCGAAATGCTACCAACAATATCATCAAAATCGCTATGATCAAACATTAAAAACTTTCTGCTCAATGTATTTACTGACATAATCTTCATTTCTGACCCCTATCTGATTCCTAAGCCTAGAAATCTGTCTGAAAGTCATACCACCCCATACACCATGTGATTCACCACGGATAACAGCGTGAGTCAAACAAGATACTTTTACTGGACAATTAGTACAAAGCGATTTAGCTTTGAAAATTTTCTTTCGGTACTCAGCGTCATCCTCATCGGGATAAAACAAATCTATCATACCTTTGCATGATGCTTCCGCTGCCCAATCGTTATTATCACTCATCCCAATATGGCACCGCTGCGCTATTCGCTGTGATTTCTGGAAGAAAACTATTGATTAGATAGTGATTGTAAAGGTTTGCAAAATCATCATTAGCAGCCTCTCCAACTTTTAGAATCGAAGTGGCAATAAAGCACAGAGCAGTCAAAACCCCCATCGCCTCTTCAGAATCAATATCAAATTCAGGAGTATCTGTAGAGTAGTTCTTAACACACAATGAGATAGCTCTCAAAAGCAACAGAGATTCGTTTTCTTTATACTCACTTGATGTAATCACTTCTGATAGGCTTTTAAGAATAGTAACAAATGGAGTTGTATCAAGAACCCCATCAGGAATCCTAGTCCTAGACTCATTGTAAGACTTCATCATATCTTCTTCAAAATTGTTCATTTCAACCTCACTTGTTCACAATAGTATCAACATACTGTTCATCCATGCCATCCATGATGAAACTGTAATCATCAGAAGCAGGAATCAAATCCGAACAATCATCTCTAATCACTTCACCATCAGCAACCTGATGAACGCCGGCAAACCCCATACCATGCTCTTCATAAAACGTAGTAAAGATAAGGTTTGGAAACAAAAGCGAAACACGCTCAATTCCTACAGTAATAGGACTCCATGCAGTATCGTAAGAAATATAAACATTAGCATAAACTTGATTAGAGGAGTTTTCGTAATACAAACCACCACAAGTGGTATCGCACATACCCCACTTTGAACCCCAATTATCAACGCACCAGTCATACCATCCAGTATAACCATACCGCTCTCTGTTTTTTCTAGCGATTTCCCGATCACTCAAGAAATTAGCAACACTCTCATCATACTCATCCTGAGTCCAAGTGCCATCCTCAACAAGGATACTCCAACCTTCAGGAATGACTTCATCAGGGTTAACAACAGCGCTAAACGAAAGCAATGCTTCAGGACAAGGAGCATAATGCTTCAAAAAGCAGAAGTCGGACATAGTATCAAAAACATTGCCATTAGAAAATGGCAACATAAAATCGGCAACATTTTCCGTCTTGCCGTAGACAAACGTTTCATTCTGACACCAATTTGGCATTAGCTTTCTCCCATTCTTTCAGCGGCCTGGTACATCAACTTATCAAGATAAGCATCAAGACTGCAATTCAAAGCATCAATCCGCTCATCAGACATAAACAAACTTTGATCATGAGGTGTAGCATTCCAATGCTTAATCAAAAGCTTCACCATATACACTTCACGGTCAGTCAAATTGAACACTTTCCATCTCCTTCATATCATTGACGAACTGATCGTATTCTTCAATCTGAGCACGATGCGCCAGATACAACACATTGTGATCATCATAATCATCAGTGAACTGACCGAAATAATCGATAGTTTCCTGAATCTTTTCCTTATAAGCCTTGATAGCAGAATCGCTACCATTCATATGATCAATAAACGCCTGCCCAAGAAAAGACTTATCCAAGTCTTTAGGCATCACCTTACCAAGATCACCAACAAAATCAACGATAGCCTGATTCTCAATTCGCTTACGATCAATCATGTCGTAATAAACCTGAATCATATCATTGATGCTTGGATCTTCTTCACCAGATTCACATTGCCCGCAAAGAATATCTGGACCCCACCAAGATCCAATAAATTTACCATGACGACAATGCTGTCTAGGATCACTCGTATCCCAATCATAACGATCATAATCACTCATCACTTCACTGCCTTTCCACTAATCAAACTAGAAGATTCACGAACAACATATCTTGCCATCGGCCTCAACGAGATAGAGGCTTTTATCATTTCATTATAAAGACTCAAAGCAGAACTATAAGACTCATGCTCAGTATTGCGATGCAAAAAAGTTTTGACAGCAATCAGATCACTACAATCTTGTGTGAAACCCATACTTTCAAGGACATTGCATAGCTCATCAAAGATAGCTTGAACTTTATTCTTAGCATCCTCCCTCCCTTTAGAAACAAAATGCTTATAAAGCTTTTCTTCACGCTTACTCATACTTTACTCCATTCCAAGAAACCGAATCTAAATAAAAAGACTCAGCATCATTATTGTTTGTACTGAACACAACTCTTCTAACAAAATTATTCTTCATATGCGTAATGCAATACTCGCAAGGTTTTGCCATAACCAAGTCATCACAAGCATCCAGGCGAGCAACATAAACAGTTGCACCCTCAATACCATTCACACCACGCATAGCATTCACTTCAGCATGAACACTTTCACGAAAAGGAGGTGTATCCGGACCCTTTTTCGCAACATTCACGCCCTGAGAAAGAACACGACCACTCTTCACAACAACAGCACCCAAACGGAAACGATGATGTTCAGACAAAGAAGCAACTTTCCCAGCAAGCGTCAAGAAAGAAAAATCCTTACAAGACACATACTCACTATCGTAACTATATGATTTAAAACGGTACTTCATTCATACCCTGATAAAATGTCTCAGCACTAAAACAATGCTCACAAAGGTAAGAAGGCTTATCATCAATAATGTAATAGTAATCAAGAACGGGACGCTCAACTCCGCCACCCCACTCATTGTCAAAAGTCTTCAGATAAGCACCAATATTCTCACCACAACCAGGGCATTCAATAGGAGCATCAAACTCAATAATCAAACCAGCCCAAGGAAGATCACCAGTATAGTTATCATAATACTCAGGACCAATAAGAACAGGGAACTCAATCATCACTTGAACTCCATCTGCAACTGACCAGGAATTTCCTGCTTCTTACCACCAAGATTTGTGTAATGATTCCAAACAATCGTTTTGCGTTTCGACTCACACCAGTCAACCCAAAAGTCAACCTCATCAAACTTGCAAAGACCATGCTCAAAAGCAAACTCATAAATTTCATCTTCAGTAGGAGGCTCTTCATCAGCACACCAACCACGCGAATCATGAACAAACGTGATGATATCAGAAGCCATTTCCTCAAGTGAAGTGTCAATATGAACGCAATCATCAAGACGATTCAACTCATCCATCGTCCACTTATGAATAGATTCATACTCTCTCTCAGAGAAATCCATTTCATCAGCAACAGGATAATCAGCCAAAGCATCATGCCATTCAAGCAAAGCAGCAAAAGCAGCAGTCACATCTTCAATATGGATATCATCATGATTGACTTCACCATTCAAGACACGAACAGTCAATTGATCCATCGAACCCCAAGCCCAATGATTACAACCAACAATCTGAAAATCATCAGGATACTTGTTCATCAGATCATTAGTGATCACATGAAAGTTGGACTCTTCAAGAATATCACCAGCATTCAAACGAAGATTGATACCAGCAAAACCCCAAGTAACAAACATTTCATCACGACCCCACCAACCGAAATCATCAGGGCGAGTAAGGCTTTGCTTAGCCTTTTCGATAATCACATCATCAGGAATCACAGTCATCGCAAATCTCCACAATCTCGCTTTTCACAAACCCATTAGAATTGTAAATCTTATACTTATTGACAGGCATAGTGTAGCCATTCTCTTTATGGATAGAGAAACGACATACATTATTCACAATAATGAACAAATCATCGCAATCATAGTTATCAAAATTGAAACGATCATTCAAATCATCGATATCAATATACACAGTTCGATCACGAAACTCAATCTCACTCATTGTTTTGATAGTCTCCAAAACGATACGATTCAATCGTATCAAGAATCTTATTGATACGAACACGGTCAGAACGATGCCAATCAATAAGACCTTCGGCAGCAAGAGCACCACTTTCACCTTCAGCAAAAAGAGGAACCTCTTTGCCATCCCTCAACATATCTACAATATTCTGTAATTCAATCACATCAAGCCTCTTCTTCTCATCATGCAAAAGCAAAGACTGATAGATAGTGGACAACTCTTCATCAGTAAAAGGAATCTCAATCATCATCTTCTCCAATCGAAGTTTCGTAGTAATACTCACTCACAATTACCGATTCAAAACAAACAGGGCATTCGTTTTCAAAAGGTCGCTCATCAAAAAACTCACCACAATTAAGACACACAAAAGTATCATTCATAAAAAATCACCTGTCCTTCCATCCAAAACGTGTGAAAAGCTTCAGATCAACCCTGTCATAAGGCAATTCATCATATGTTGACAAAACAGAGTCATCAATAGAATCCTCACCAACCAAATTCAGAGGCTTTGCTGAATCAATGAAAGCAGAAACACCAGAGTAGGCATTTTCAAGAAAAGCATCCAAAACGCCACAAGCATGAAGAAAACAAAGGCCGTTCAAAATAGGATCATCACCCAACTGGTAATCAGCAGCAATACCGATACCAAGACTACGACGAGTCTCATCCTTATAAGCACAAGACTTACAAACAGTAAAAGGTGGATTCACATTGTTGTCACAACCAATGCATTTCACACGCTTCATACCTTATAAAACTCCTGCTCACAGAACTGATTGAAAATCTTCTTCAACTCAATAACAGCATCCTTCTTTCGCTTAGCTTTGACACCATATTGGATCTGAGCAATCTTCAGACAGGACATACCACGATTCATCTTCATACCAGTACGAATCTCAATCTCCAAAGCTTTGATCAAAGCCATCAAACGATAAGCATCAATACCGTCACCAGTAATCATGATGCCACCACTAACCTTCTCGAAACCGTTATCAACACCCATTGTCATTCTCCAAACTTATCAAATTGAGCCAAAGCAAAATCATTTGCAAAAGCAGAACGATCTTCATCCGTCATAATAGTAAAATTTTCTACTTCGTTTTCACTCCATTCAGTAGCATCAACAAGAACAATATCATCAGCTAAACCAAAAGTACCGCTACAGATATCGACATAAAAAACCAGACGCTTCACGCTCCCATCATCCTTTCACTACGAGTCATGTAAGCAGAGTTATATGAATCATCCCGATATTTGATAATCCACAACAAAACATCTTCAGGAAGGGCTTTAAGATTCAATTCTTTTACTTTGCCTGAACCATCACAACGCTCACAAATCTGATCATACCCACCAGACATGTAATAGTCCAAATCGTCATCATCCCAATCATCAATGATTTCTTGAGAAATAACACCAAGACGACGAGAATGACCACCATTGCCACGACAAACATTGCAAATTTGCCAATCGTAAACCAGCTTGCAATTTGCAACATCACCGTCACTCATTGCTTGCATCAGATGATTGATCATCTCATCCTCATACCTATTCACTTGATTCTGAAAATCATCTTCAACAGCATCGTAATCAATCATTTTCACTCTCCAATCTGACGAAAATCATGGTTGATATACAGAACCTCAAAGTTAGGATCGTCATCAATAACCATCTGAATCTTTTCCAACAAGTCAGCGAAATCGTCATCCGAAACAACATCGTGACCAACACCGATATGGATACGAGTTCTCAACTCAACACCATAAACAGTAGCCAAACTCTCACTCATCTCCAAAAGCCTCCTTCAAAGCTTCCACATCGCCCAGCCAGAAATAACCGGAACCTTTTCCCTTACGCAACCACTCTTCGCAATTTGCCAAGAAAAACTGGATCTCTTCTTCAGTCAATTCCGGAACCGTTTCACCATCACCACAACCGCAGCAATGGCAGATGTCTGAGTGTACCCAATACTGATTACCAGTCTTGTCATACACGATTTCGCCACAGAACTTCTTCTGATTCATTTCATTTCCCTTTCAGTATTCCAAGTAATCACGGAGATTGTGAACACGATCAGTACGATCAGCAAAGCAATCATCACAAATGACAATCTGACCATACTTGCCATCATGACGAGAACCATACCCAACCGCAAAAGTGAAAGCGATACCTTTCACCGGATCTTCAATCTTTTCAAAAGGTGAGCGAAGCCCTTCCCAATCAAGAACAATGTCACAGTTGCAAATGAAACAGTTACCAGTCATATCAACTCTCCAAATCTGCGCGAACGTTCACGCTTTTCAATTCCGACTTTTTAATCCAGAAATAGTTGCACTTATGCAACAAAGCAGGAGTCCAAACTTTCCTGAACTCCCGCTCCCACTTATCCAAACCAATCTTTTGGCAAGGTTCTGACAAACAGTAATCGTAACCCAACTCTGCTCGCTCGTCAGAATAATCTTCCTGACAATAAACACAAACAGCCATCATTCACCCCCATTGAAATCGTGATCCCAAACCTTGTAAAGAAAAGCAATCATAACGTCAGCATTGTAGTTATGACGAGTATCAAGAATAGTGCCAGCAATCGCATTGGCAATCTGAGGCTTCCATTTCTCCAAACACTCAAAGAAATACTTACCGAATGCTTCAGGATTTCTTTCCCCATCATAACTACTGGACACATACGACAAAAAATCATATGCGCTCAAACCATCACTCATTGTCAACTCCAATCTATGCTTGGTATCAAAAAGAAAAAGATAGGCAGAAAACCTTTGCATATGACGTGATCATGATTATGCTTTTGATGCATCAAGAACCCAACCATAAATTCTATCAGCACAGGTTTTCCTTCACGATGAAAGGATAATATCGCTAGCCTATCTTAGCGCCCTTAGCAGGATTCGAACCTGCAACCTTATGATTAGAAGTCATTTGCTCTATCCATTGAGCTATAAGGGCATAACCGATATCTAATAGTGTTTCACGCAGGTCGCATATTAGCCCGGTATTAGGATCTCCCTAATCACCATGCTATTAGATATAGGATGAGCAGTTTATACTCATACTCAGGAGTTTTGTTATTCAGTCACCCCGATAATGCCAAGAACGACCATGCCTCTTCTCAGCCAAATCCAAATCACTTTGGGTAATCACACCGGCATACATTGCTGCAGACCAATACGAATACGGAGAACCGTAGTAGAAATCATCTTGACGATTTTCCTTGGCCCACTCATTGACATCAGCACGCAACAAGTACCAATACACATCATCCGACATGATTCAATTCCTTTCTCGCTTCCTCATCCCAATTGTAAGGAAGATTGTTTTCGATCTCAAAAGCGTAAGCAGTAGATGCTTCGTCAGAATCATCAAACGAAACAATCACCTCGCAATACGAACCGAAATCATGATTTTCCCACTTCACACGAAAATCAACACCATCACGCTCCCAATCAGGGAACTCACGCTTCAACTGAGCAATGTAGGCATTCACTTCACGAATTGCATTCTTACGGAAATCAGGATCACCAACCTGAGCGCAATCTTCATCACAAGGCACAGGGCCAAGATACAAGTAATCATTCATCACAGAAATCCACCTTATTCATCAAACCGAACTTACCATTGACACGATCCTTCACACCTTCGAAGAACCAATACTCATTCTCACCATCGTTGTACAAGCCATGAACAGCAACAGTAGCCATACCATCATCATTTCCCAAAGGGCGCGGATAATCAAAGAACTTCACAAGCCGCGGATACTCAAAGAAACTGACATTTTCAATGAACTTGTAGAACTCAGTCAGCTTCACACCATGAATCAGGTAATCATTTTTCACCCGATCCTGGAACTTCTCATTCAATTCTCTGAATTGAAGCATCACTCATCACCTCCATAAATTTTATTCCAACATGCTTCATGAGTACCAGAAATTAGCATCTCACGATCAACAATACTCATCTCAGGAAACGCTTCCTGAATCAGAGCACCATTCTTATACCTTTCAAGATCACTGTCAGAAACAGCAATCAATGCACTATCACCACAATGAAAGCAAGGCTTAGTCATCAGGATAGTCACATCCATACCATCATGCTTTTCCAAAAGCATCTGATATTCCTCAAACAGAGGATTGCTTTCACGAAGATTGTCAACAACGTACATATTATTTACCTTTCGGATCGTAAGCAGTATCATTCAACGAATACCTGATCGAAGCAATAACCCGATCAACAAACTCATCAGCGACCTCAAGCCGATCATGACGGATAGCGTGAAGCGCATCTTTCAGCAGATTCAAATCTTCAGACAAACCACGACGCAAACGATGAACAACAGCCAGAGTATCAACATAGTTCAAAAAGAACTCTTCCTCTTTGTCAGTTGCAAACACTTTATCACTCACAGCTTGATCCTCACTTCCTTAGTTTCCTTTACTGTCTGAACAAAGACCTTGCGGTCATTCAGAATCTTGACGATTTTGTCAGCCTTTTCGTGTTGCTTTGCCAAAGCAGCCTGACGACTAGCAATCACAGCATCAAGATCTTCCTCTTTCCAAGTATAATCACGATGCTCCATTGCTTCAGTAGGGAATGGGCGATGCCAACTCAGAAACGGAACCCACTCAGGAAGTTTCTTAGTTCCTTTGCCACGCCCACGTGACTTGACATTCAGAGAGTCAAGACGAACAACTTTGCGGTTTGCGTCACTCATTGGTATTTCCTTTCATCCAGGCTTACGAGAAATGTTGACAGTCTCATTACCGATACGAGCATTAGTAGGAATGTTAGCAGCATTGATAGCACCACCACCATTCCAGCCACCAGACTTTGGACCGACATTCCAATGCGAATAGGCAGAGCCTTCGGGATACACTTTGTCAGCGACTTTGTCATAAACGCTACGATAAAGTTGGTAAACCTCGAAAGCATTGAAACAATGACCAGTATCAGTAATAGCAAATAGCGAAGTATTGCTATCTACAATCTCAGACTCGATGTCAACAACATTGCCAAAATCCATGTCACCAAGAACGATATTGACACCAATAATCGTATCTTTGATCTTTTGGATTTGCTTGTCGGAAACGAAATACATTGCCGTTGCCTTTCGGTTGGGAAGTGATTTGGTATTTGCGCTGCGAAATCAAAGAAAATGGGAGGCTTCGCCTCCCATCCTAATATCCGCTGACTGGACAAAGCAAGGAAGACAACAAACTTTTCTATATTCTTGCCTAACCCGCTGCCTAACCCGCTGCCTAACCCGCTGCCTAACCCGCTGCGCTTGCGCCTGGAAACCCGGCCTGAGAACGGCAAAGGCATTCGAACATGACAACCGCAAACAGCGCCATTGTCATGTTCGAATGCCAGCCAGATCAATCAATCAATCAGCATCAAAGACTTTGAATAAACTTTTTGCGGGACTCGGTTTGGATAAACATTGCAGAAAATTTAGTATATGCCTAATCGCAAACTTATCCCCAAACAGCAAAGCAAAACCCGACAAAGTTTTCTCGGAAAACATCCTGAACTTTTATATTGAACTACAGCCACATTACGGCCCGTATAATCACACAGTTTAGTGCGTGATTCTCTTCTGATAGATTATTCTGATTCAATTGGGTTTTTAGCAAAGTTTCCAATATAATCAATCAAAGACCCAGTGAATCGCATTCGACCGATATGCATAAGCTCAATGGCAGGATCAACCCAAATATCCCCACCGATTTCCTGCCAGTAACGGCAGAAACCATAGTCTTCAGACAGCAACCTTTCATTGTAAACATAGTCAGAAAAGAAATGATAAGTCCACTTGCGCTCCTCTTCAGTAAGAGCGCCAGTATCATCATTGTACTTCAACTCAGGCATAGCCTCAATAAGCTTTAATAAAGCTTCACGCTTAATAAGCATAAAACCAGTTCCAGCATCACGGACTCTAAAGATACCATTTTCAATCGTGATATTCCCAGACTTACCATCAACAGGATTCACAACATGTCGAAGAGACTTAGGCAGTAACTCATTAACATGAGTACCATTCTTTACAAGATGCTGCACCATCTCCCAGTTGATATTCTTGATAGGATACGAACCTGTAATGATATCTTTATCATGCCATAACATCTTCAAGATGTCATTGTAATCCCATCGAATGTCGGCATCAATAAACATCATATGCGTAAACTGGGGATTAGCAAGAAACTTAGCAACAAGAGTATTGCGACCCCTTGTGATAAGGGAATCGCTAGAAGACGAGATTGAAAAATCTATACCGATGTCCTTGAAAGCCAAAGCTGTTTGAAGCATTGACATCATAAAAGGCTCAGTAACTTGTTGATCGTAACAAGGCACACAAAACATTGGACGCCATGAATTGATCATATCGGATGTGATTTCAATTTCTTGTTCAGACTTTTCTAGCATAGGGGTTATTATACACGAAAAAGGGGGTGTGATTAGATCACACCCCCTTTTTCTTTTGTGTTTTTATTATTTCACTTCGAAGAGCGAGAGCGAGTTGTCTTCTTCTCTACCATGTCATCAGCAGGCGAGATTTCGACATCATCAAGCTCAACATCATCAAACTCAACAGCTTGAACAGGAACCTTTTCCTTGAAAGCAGAAGAAGCCTTGTAGTAAAGCGTGTTGTTTGACTTGTCAAACGAAATCATAACCTTCAGGTTATGCTTCTTAGCCTGAGTACGAATACGCTGCTGCATTGAGTTGTAAGCGTTGCCAGCCTCAATATTCTCAATTGAGAAAATCTGACCAGTATTCGCAGACATAACCAGACTGTCAATGATTTGCTGCAACTCAGCAGATGCACGGCTACGAGTAATGGTAGGAAAAGAGTCAACTGGCTTGATATTGATGTTTGACATTTGCATTTTCTTTCTTTTTTTATGGTTGGGGAACCGCTCCCCACCGGCAAAGACAACCCTAGCAGGCCAGCCTCACCACGAATGCGCATGTCCTAACTTTGTACAAGATTTGTATTTACACCACCCGGGACGCTTTGAATACCCTCCGAATTTTAATGCGCGCTAGAGAGGCCTATTCTGTATCAGAAATCAGCTTCAGGCTCAGGCGAAAACGCCTTGCCGCTTTCAGCCGCCCCAGACAAGGCCGCTTGCAGCGTCTCAATCCTCGCCAATAGGATAGCATTCTCAGCAGAGATGTCAGCGATCTTAGACGACAGATTCCTAATAACCAATTGGATATCTACTTGTTCATTCATTACAACTCCTCAATAAAATTTGAAAATTCTTCTGCATTATAAGTTTTTTTCGAAAACCCTGGAGAAAATTCTCCAGTATTCGAATTGAAAATTTCGACACTACCAAAATTCGGCATGTCGTCATCATCAACTTCATCAGGATACCACACCTCAATATCGATTTCTTCTTCTGACACCATATTTTGTGCAGTATTGAAAACCGACCCGGCAACAGCGTCAGCAAGGTCTTTTGTACCGGTACTTGGGTGATCAATCTTATTATTGCTAAACAGCCTTAACTTAAGAAGTTCTTCCTCAACAAGAAGCTCATTCCAATAACCGCGCAACCTTCTATCATAAATAGAAGTCATCAAGGTATCATAATCAGACTTCTTGACACTATGAAAGTCAGCGTATACACCTTGCGACCTTAAAGATTGAACCATCTCTACAGATTGCCAGCGGTCAAAAGTAACTTTGCGAACATCAAACTTTCTGCACAAATCAACAATCATCATTCTGACGGAGGAGAAATTAATTTCTTCTCCAGGTCCTGCTTCCCATGAATGAACAAAGTCAACATTTAAAACGGGCAACTTCTCCACGCCCATAGAAGTTTTGATTTCCGTGAATCCAGAACAGTGACTCATAGCCAAAGCAGCACGGTCACGCTTCAATCCAAGGTCAACATGGATATACCTAGAATGACCATCTGTGCTATTAAACCAAGGCTTAAACCGACCTTCAGGATCAAGAGGATCTTCATGATAATGAAAGGCCTCTCTAACAAGATCAGGGTTTCTAAAATATGCGTCTTCCATATTTGGTGGTTCACACTCAAACCTAGCACGCGCCTCAATAGGGTTTCTGATATATTCCGACTCTAGATCCTCGCGATTAATAGTCGGATTAACTTCCCAAGTAGCAGCTTTGATTGACCAAGTCTTAGGCTCATTCTTTTCCCTGGAAGACATATATCTTTGCTGAATGAAGTCACCCTTGTAACGAGGAAAAGACAGAAGAATAACTTTGCCCACTTCAGGGAAGCGAGACATGACAGATAGCTTACTCATGTTATAAATGGCAGAAGCAGAACCCTTTGAGCGAACTTCGCCTTTCAGTTCAGCATCAGTCTTAAAAGCTGCAATCTCGTCTAGAACGATTGTTAGAACTTCATAACCCTCCCAACCTTCACTTTCAGAGTGGCCAGAGAAACATCTAACAGGTCTTGAGAAAAAGAATATCTCAGAAACCCTAGGCTCAAACCCAACCTCGTTGAACCAAGGAGAAGACAGCAGCAAGTTCTTAAGAGGCTCAAAGAAAACTCTTTGAGCCTGCTGGGCATTCACAGCAAGATTAAGAAGGTCAATATACACACCGTTAGCTTTGCCGTAGTAACCCAACGGATCACGCAAACAATGCAACTGATAAGCATTATAAGCAATAGAGATTCTTGAGCAGTGATCTTTGCCACTGCCCTTCCCAAGCATACAAATTACCTCATTGTCAGTATACTTGTCATACCAGTCAGACCCCTCCTGTTCGCCCATAAACTTTTGCAAAGTCGGCTTCTTAAGAATCTGTGTACTATGACGTACCACTTCTAATTGAATTTCAGATAAGGGGGGTAGTCCTAAAAATTTTCGATCTTGGACAAAGGTTTGAATAGGCACTACCTCTTCAGATAACTCATCTTGTCTCAAAAGCCTATCAAAGTCATTGAATTCAAGATTCATTCCCATGAAATCACTCATGCGCCACCCCCGACATATAACAGGCCCAAACCCATTCTCTTCTCATAGAATAAACAGCGTAACAACTCGTCAACCTCACTCGCTATAGAAACATTAACCGCGAAAAGTGCATTCTCTTCTCCCAAACATTACTTGGGAAAATCTTCATTCTCTTCTGATGAAAAATCAACAATATCGACATCAATCGGCGCTTCTTCTTCATCAATTTCAAAAGCAATTGCCAACTCTTTACGAACAGCATCAGCAATCTCAGGATACTTAGCAATAACATCCCTCAACACCCTTGAAAGAATATTATTAACAGACTCAGCCTTCTGCATTCGCGCGATGTAGTCGCTATCAGAAGTTTGATTACCCATCAACTTATGAAGCTGAGCTTTGCCTTTAGCCAACTCACCAGCAAGCTTAATCGCCTGGATGCGGGCAGAAACCATGCCATGATCGGTAGCGATTGAAATAGTCTCCCAAGCCTCCTTAGAAAGCTCATCAAACTCAGTTAATGCCTTAATAGTATTGTACTGGACACGTTCAAGAAAATAAGGATCGTCTTCAGCCTGCTGCCGAATGACATTCTTGTACTCTTCAATGTTCTTCTTAACATCAGCAACACTAATACCAAGCAAACCAGCTATTTCTGAATTCTTATAACCCTTAACATGAAGTAGACCAGCCTCTTCAATGTCACGAATCTTGTCAACAATAGTTTTTTGCTGAGCTTTCTCAAGTTCACTCATTAGACCACCAAATCAATAATTGCATTATAATAGTCAATAGAAACGTCAGACCATTTATAATTGTTTCTAATCAACCAAGCTCCAAGCATAGTAAAATCCTTTACTTCTTGATGATTGTTAGCAACATATAACATTTTATCACATAAATCATCGAAATCTGGTACAGCCCACTCCCCAGCACCATTGTATATACCACTCATATTATCAGTACCCCAAGTGAAATCAAGAGGAACAGACAGAGATGCAAACTCTGTACAAGCAGTCGCATTTGTACAAATTGTGGGCACACCTTTAGCAATAGATTGAAAAGGCATCATTCCCCATCCCTCACCACTAGTCGGATACACAACGCAATGAGCGCTATCGTATAAAGCAGAAAGATCTTCTTCACTTAGCTGGTAATCCACAACATCAATTTGAGGATGATTGCCGACAAAACCATGATTATGCCCATCATAAATAAGTCTACAATCCGGCGATCCAGAACTTTTAACAACCAACTTATACCCACTCTTACCTCCAAAAATTTTCAGAAACGCATCAACAACCATTTGACTGTTCTTACGAGTCGAAGGAGCACCAATAGACAAGAACACAAAATCAGTATTAGGAGCATCCTGTTGAATATTGTAAACCTCTGTATCGACCCCCAAATTAAAATCGACAACAGGAACATCGACACCAGAATCAATAAAAACATCCCTGGCCCATTTCGATGTCGTCCAAACCTCATCAGAATGATTCAAATTCCTAACAAAATCCCTGGGCAACATTGTAGTCTCCCAGTAACAAAAAGAAACCATCGGAATCTCGGAATTAGTCGTAACACGACCATGACCAGGGAGCTTGTTGTTCACAACAAGATCGGCATGATCAATATCAAAACTCTTAAAATGACCAATACCTGGAGGTAAATTCAAAGTGCTGACTTGCTGAAAATAATCTTCATGAGTGTGAATATGCAAATTGGTCTTTTTAAGCTCAGCTATAATTTTTCGAGATGCATAAGAATATCCAGAAGTATTTCTGCTTTCATCATAATCATCAATCCATGCAACTTCAAACATCAGAAATCCTTTTCAGAATTTTTGCGTTCACCAATAGTTACAGGCGTAGAATTTCCACGGAAATATCCATGCTCTTGAGTAAAATGCATCTTGTAATTTTGCCACCCCTCGGCAGCCCTCCAAAATTTCGAATCTGTCGTTTCAGACAATTCCACCATCTTCTCTGGAGGAAGCAGGAAAGACAAAATCCCCAATGGCATGTACACAACAACATCATAACCGGCATCTTTGCCTTCGGCGTATTCCTTCATCAAATCCTGGAACCCCTTAACAATTCTTTCAACAGCGGGGCCAGTGAAGTAGTCAATACCTCCATGCTCGTTTCTCTGACGGGGGCAGAAGTCATCAATAGTAGAAATTGTGCCGACAGTACGACAAATCATAGGCCTAAAACCATAGATGGTACACCCACCCTTAAAAAAAACGCACTTTCGTTCAGTCGCGCCGCCAGGCTCCCAAGTCTCATCATACATGGCGTCAATAAGTGAATCAACTATCTCATCCATCCACGAACTAGCATAGTCATTACCCTTATCTTCAAGATATAGATAGTACTGCTGTCTAAGCTTGAAAGCAATATTCGCACACTCAGACATATGCAAAGTCAAACCAATAGTGCAACAGTTACCAGAACCATGACACTTATACTTAGTCTCATTTTGTTGAGACTCCAGCATTCTTAGCTGGTTATACACCATATCAAACTTTGCGAAAGTATAAATATCTTTTCCGCTAACTGTGCGATTCATTTACCAAAACCTTTCTTTCTCTTTTGAAGCATTTTTCTTTGCTCACGTCTACGTCTTTCAACTTCTTGCTGCATCGGAGACTTTGGCCTCCTCGCAGAAGTCGAAGCTAAATTACGCCCTTTGCCGCGATACTTAAGAAGATCATATTTCTTAACCCAGTTATACAAACCCTGCGGTGTCATCTGAATATTGTATGATTTCAAAAGTATCTCGCAGATCTTAGTCAGATTGAGGCGTTTTTTGACATAGTGCTCATACAACCAAGCTTTGTCTTTGTAAGGCTCCATCGCCATAATACCACCCCTATCATAAAATATTTCCAAAACCGTAATTCACATAATACCATAAAGATATGCCGGTTGAATCGTTGATGTCTGAGTCATCAGACGCTTTACCAACATTCTTAATAACAATATCACGAACACGATCTTTTCTTTCGTTAGCAAGACGAGTCTGTAGCCCCTTCTTACCATGCTTGACCAAAAGAGACTCTTTGTCAGCTTTGCTTATATTCTTGTAACCGATAGCAGGTTTCCAAACAAGAGGATTAACATCCTCAACAGAGGAGCATTCAGATAACAAAACGCCCCAAGCACATCCGATAATGTAAGAGATTATTCTACTAGATTGAAAGTTTTGAATATAGACAGACTGCTCTATCACAGCATGATCTGGATTATAAACAACGCACAAATCTTTCAAACCATCAACAACTGCTGCAAGCCTAAATCCCATGTCTTTCTGAGAAGAAAAATCTATCTTACCGACTTCTACAATTTCATAACTACCGATAGACATATCGGCAATAGTCCAAGCTAAAGAGTGAGAGGCTGGATCGATAGCAAGAACTCTTTTCGCTTTCATCTGTTTAACTAGCTTATTTATACTCATCTCTCAGGGACTTTTCATCCCACCCCCAAGAAACAAGCCTCTCTATATATCTCTCCCGCTTACATCTCTCACAAATATCCTCACGATTATATCGTGAAAGAATAGTTGCACAATTATTAGTTTTACATATACGAACAGATGTTTTTTTTTCTTTATCGTCGTAATATTTTTGTAGAAGTCTTTTATTAGTAACTAATCGTCTACACTCGGATGAGCAAAATATTGCGTTGTAAGTTTTAGGTATAAAAGTGTTAGAGCATTCAACATTTTTACATTCTAATTCATCAGAATGATTCGTATTCCTTTTCAACAACGTTCTCCGACCAGCACTGATCAGCCAGATCACACCTGGCGCAATGCTTAGACGTTCTCTTGTACGGGCGATCAGGTTTCTGACCGTCTAAGAAAGCCTTGTGTATCTTACGATACTTCTTAAACAGTTTATCAAGAAAAACATCATCTCTTTCAATGTAAATAGGTAAAATTTGCTGATTGTTCTTATTTTCGTAGATAACAAAACCGCTATCCAAACCAAGACAATGCATATACAAATTAGCCTGTCTAACATGATCATCTGAAGGCTTATGGGCTAATTGACGATACTGGAACCCCTCAGTGGAAATAGACTTAAGCTCAATAAGTTTATGTCCATCAAGATCAATAATCCCGTCAGCAGTGCCCTGAATCGGAGGATCGTCATTAGAGATAGGCACCTCCTCCGCAACAAGAATCCCCATATCCCGGAAATAAGAATAAAGGCGTTCATGAACAGCGTGGCCGTTATCAAAAATACGATACGTCTGAGAAGAAAAAGATGGAGTGTACGTCACACCATCAAACATATAATACCAGAACCTAGAGCACTGATTGGTGGCGCTAGGCCTGAAGTAATCCATCTTCTTATAAACGGCTTCGTTACGTTCAGCGATCTTAATATCAATGCTTTCACAAAGCATATCTTCAAGCTGCCTTCCTGAAAGAGGCTCACTTTCAACAACGGCTTTCTTTTCAGAAGAATCACTCTTCAACATCTTAATTGATTTCATTGATTACCACTCTTTGCAGACAGCTTAAGAACATTGATATTTTCAGCTAGCGCTTCATACATAGTTTTCCAAATATCATTGGTAAACTTATCTTCCTCCCCCATAATGGAGGATTTTCTCTTATACATTTGAGATTTAACAATCATAATTGTCCTAAAACTAGCAAGCTGATTAGCATATTTGATGGCTTGACCACCAACATAATACTCTGGGCGCTCAGCAATATCTTGAACAATCCTCATACACTCAATAAACTCGTCAGACTTATCGCCCATCATTTTAGAAATGGTATCGATATTAATAAAAAAATCTGCCATTAATCTTCCTGTCCATAATTATAGAAAATAAATCAGTATGCCTTAACGAGGGCGGATGAAACAAATGCCACGTCAACACAACCCATGCCAAAAAAGTTGGTAAAACAGTTGACCTCCTAGACAGGCCATTCTTGAAGGCAGTTGACATTGTTTGCTTACGATAACGCAAAGCCCAATAATCATACAAAGAAACAACTAGCGCAGTCAGAATCCAGCCAAGGACTCCATGCTTCTCAATCCTCTTCGTAAAGATTCTTCTGTTCAATTAAAATATCTCCAGCCCTCTTGAGAATATCAATAACAAGCTGATCTGGATTAATATCTTCATAGTATGGCATTGTGCTCAATACACCAACAACATAATAAAAAGCCGTGGTATATAATTCTTCATTCGTAATCTGAGTCACGAATCAGCTCCTTAAAAACTTCCCAATCAATAATGGCAACCTTAGTATCAGAATCCTCACCAAGCACAACAGAAATACATGGATAACGGTACTGACTTCTCCAAGCATCCTTACGATGCTTTATCCAAGCAGTTCTTGAAAGAGTAAAAGAACTGCCATTATGCTTATAATCAAGTAAGAAACGATGAAAGGTTGCATCTCCTTTATGGAATCCCCTCCCCGAATTCTTGACAGGCTTAGCCTTATCTCTCTTAGCTTCTTGATTCTCATCCCTCTTCATCAACAACCTTTCCATTAACTAGGATATCATAAATACCAGACGCCTGTTCGTCAGAGAGATCAATAGCTCCCATACCATTCCATTTTTCTTCACCGTAAGAATACCAAGCACCACGACGCTGAATAATATCAGCCTCAACAGCCATCTCAATCAACTCACGACGCTGATCGATACGCCCCTGCTGCGGCAGCACATAGTAATACCCCTGCGTACCAATAGTGGGTAACTGCTTAGTCTTCTCAATGGTCCAAGTGGCACGCTGACTCGTAATCTTATTAGTGCGATCTTCACGCTCCATTTCCTTCTGCGACATTGACAGAAACAGCTTAACAATATTATGCATATTATGATGAACCGTATTCCCCATCTTTGCCTTCATCACAGCATACATACCACTCAAGTCAACAGTCTGATGGGCAACAAAAAGCATGATATTCCGCTCCTTATGTAGATGATTTACCAGCTTCTGCAAGAAGTACCCCTGCGAACGTGCTTGCAAACCCATCGCCTTACCACCATCAGGCTTGTCATAAAACTCTTCCTTGATGATATTAGAAAGACTATCGAACAGGAAAATATGCTTCTCATCAGGATGATTTAAATACCCGATCAGATGCCGCAGAATATCTTCAACAACCGTTGACTGGACAAGGACAACATCAGAAACATCAATTCCACATTTAGCAGCATACTCTTCAGAATACGAATACTCCGAATCAATAATTATTGGACGATACCCCATCTTTTGGGCCTCAGAAAGAATCCTGAAACACATCGTAGTCTTACCAACAGACGGCGTACCCCAAAAAAGATGCGTAGCACCCGTATACAAACCGCCACCTAAAGCCCGGTTCAAACCGATACTAGGCGTTGGAATAACCTCATGCTTAGGGACAATATCGCCCTTCCGCTTATCAATGAATAACATACATCTCCTAAATGTTTTTATTTTCTAAAAGCGACCCAGTCGTCGCCAGACAGATTAACACACAAATACCCAAGCTCATGCAGAACTTCGAAAGAAGTTACACCAGCATTACAAGTTTTTTGATTCGACTCAAAGCTGATATTCGGAGAAAATTTATCAATCGTCTCCATAGCACCCAACAAAACGTAAGGCTCAAACCCCTCAACATCAATCTTCATAAAATCACAATCAGAAAGATTCAAGCTATCAATAGTGATCATACGAACAGACTCACCAGAAGACTCAGACAAAGAATCCTCACAAACCTGCACCCCAGCAAGATTCATAACCTTATCAGTACCGTACTCAAGAGAAGAATAAGCATTCTCACCATCTGTAGAAAAGTTATTCATAACCGCACCACCAATACGATTACCAACAGCAGTATTCAAACAATGAACATCAGTTAAACCATTCAACTCAACATTGCTCTCAAGAAGCTCAAACAACCTAGACTGCGGCTCAAAAGCATACACCTCAAGATCAGGATTCATAGCCTTATACAAAACAGTATGAGAACCACAATGAGCACCAATATCAAGAACAACATTAGAAGAAACAATATTAGCCATCAAATAATTAACAACATAATACTGATCAAAAATAAGATTAGCACCAACCTGCTTAAGCATCTCGAAATCATTCTTAAAATATCGGACCTTACCATACTCATTCTCAATCAAAAACAACTCATCATCAGCCAGCATCAGGCTTCACCAACCCCTTCCTAGAAATATAATTATCAACAGTAATCAAAGAATTCTCATTATCCAAAGTGAAAGAATCCAGACGAGCAGAAACATCCATATCCTTAACCGCCTTCAACTTCGCAGCAAACCAACCAGTCGAACCAATCAAACCACGAATCTTGGCATAAAGAAACGGGAACACAACAATCTTCAAAGTCTTCTCACCATCCCAAGCATAAATATTCGCCATATCCTTACCCTTGGCAGTAGTAAACGTGCGAGTAGAAAAAACATACAACAAACTACGCTCAGCAGAAGCATCACCAAGACCAGTATCATACAACCAAGAATACTCATGATTCATACCCCTACTCATCACAGAAACAAGATCATACAACTCAGACCCAACATAATCATAAGCATCACAATACAAATGCAAAGTCCGATCACCAATCAAAAAATACATGAAATCACGATTAGCAATCTCAGAATTACGATCACAAAACACACTAACAGAAGAAGTCTGATCCTCAATCTCAACACGCAAATACTTCGGAGTCTTCTTCGTAGACCGCACCACACCCTTAATCAACCTGAGCGGAGAATAAATCTCATGAAACCCCTCAATAGGCTCCACAAAATCATCCATCTCATTATCACCATCAGCTAACCCGGCAGCAAACCCAAGAATAGGAAGATAATAACGCTCATGATCAAAACCACCCGAAAACCCGACACTACCAAAAGCACCAACCTTAGTTAAATTCTCACGCAAAGGCGCACGAACACAACGCTTCGAACACTTATTCAAAAACTCATCATAAGTCGAAAAAGGCTGATGCTTCAAAATCTCATCAATAGCCGTCCGACCACAACCAGCCACATTACTCAAACCAAAACGAATACCATTACTATCAATAGAAAAAAACTCACCAGAATGATTAACATCAGGAGGCAAAATATTCACACCCAAACGAGCAGCCTCCATCAAATAAGCCGTAATCTTACCCTTCTCAGACTCATTGAACAACAACGACCACACAAACTCGCGAGGATAATGAATCTTCAACCACATCGTCTGATACGACAACATCGAATAAGCAACAGCATGAGACTTATTAAACATATACAAAGCCGCAAGCTCAAAATCCGCCCAAATCTTCTCAGACTGACGACGAGTCAAAAAATCATTCGAAACAAACTTCTCCTTATACTGCTCAAACTCAGCAGCATCACGCTTCTTACCAATAATCTTACGAAGCTTATCCGCCTCAGACCAAGAAAACCCAGCAAGCAACACAGCCATCTGCATCAACTGCTCCTGGAAAATAACCGTCCCATACGTTTCCTCCAAAATAGGCCGAACAACCTCATGAGGATACTTAGGAGAAGCATCACCCTTCTTACAATCAATATAAGCCTGACCCTGCGACAACAACGCACCAGGCCTCACCAAAGCATTAGACACCACCAAATCATTAAAATCGTCAATACCCATACGATCAATCAAATTACGATACGCAGCAGCATCAGCCTGGAAAACACCAACAGTATTCCCCTCATTAAAATTCTTAAACACATCGGGATCATCCAAACCCAAAGACTCATCACGCACATCAACACCATGCACCTCACAAACCTTCTCCAAACAATCCTTGATAACAGAAACAGTCTTCAACCCAAGAATATCGACCTTAATAAGACCAACACCCTCAGCATCCTCCATATCAAAAGACGTAACAGGAACACGACCATCCCCACCACTATTCTTCCTAGTCTCAACAGGACACACATCAGTCAAAGGAACAGCAGAAACAACAACACCAGCAGCATGAATACCAGTATTACGAATACGCCCCTCCAACTTCCTAGCCACCTTCAAAACATCAGGATACTTACGAACAAACGTCTTACCCTTATCAGTAGCCATCAACTCATCCAACGTCTCAAAAAACGGCGTCACACTATTCGTCTCATCAAACGGAACCTGAAAAACACGCGCAACATCCTTAACCACAGACTTTGGCTTAAAAACACCATAAGTAGCAATAGCCGCAACATTATCAGCACCCCACCGCTCAGACAAATACGACTTCACACGCTCACGCTGCTTATCCTCAAAATCCAAATCAATATCAGGATAATCATTACGATCAGGATTCAAAAAACGAGAAAACAACAAACCATACTTAATAGGATCAACCAAAGAAATATCCAACAAAAACGCAATCAAAGACCCACCAACAGACCCACGACCGGGACCACGACCAACCCCATTACGATCACACCACTTCACCAAATCCCAAACCATCAAAAAATAGTCAGCAAAACCCAACGAACAAATAACATCAAGCTCCTCAACCAACCGATCAGAATACACCCCACCAACAAGACCCTTATCAGCAAGAGCAGTCACACACAACTCACGCAAATAATCATCAGAATCCAAAGACTTCAAATACTTCGGCAACAAACCAGCACGCCGCCCCAAACGAGCAGAACACTTCTCAGCAACCTCAACAGTATTCTCAAAAAACGAAGAATCAGAAAACCCAACAGCCTCAAACCAAGAAGCAACATCCCCCACAGAAGCAACATACGGATTAATCTCATCAAACCGCAAAAAACGATCAGGATACATCACATTCATACGCTCAGTAACAGAACCAGAACACAACATATTCTCCTTAGCATGACGAATCTGAGCAGTATTCAAAGACGGATACTGCGACACCATCAACAAAACCTCCTCATCATGAGCATCATGCTCAGAAGGAAAATGGCAATCAGCAGTAGCAACAACCCTCTTACCAAACGACCCCGCCAAATCAATCAAACCATCATTCAACGAACGAGGATTCCACGCCTGAACCTCAAAATAAAAATCATCCCCAAAAATATCGACAAACCTAGACGACAACCTCTCAGCCTCAGAAAACTCCCCACGCTCCAAAGCCTTAGAAATAGCCCCACCCATACAACTAGACAAAGCCACAACATCCCCATCAACCAAATCCTCAAGCAAATCAAAATCAATACGAGGCTTATAATAAAAATTATCCCTCCACCCAACCTCATTAATACGAAACAACTTCCGCAAACCCTCATCACTCTTCGCCAACAAAATCAAATGAGAACGCTCACCCTTAGAATCACCATCAGCCCCAACAGACGGAACAAAATACGCCTCAACACCAAACAACGGACGCACACCAAAACGATCACACGCCGCCTGAAACTTCAACACACCACCCATCGTCCCATGATCAGTAATCGCAGCAGCAAACTGACCATTCGAAGAAGCCCTAGAAGCAATATCCAAAGGAGTAGACATCCCATCCAACAACGAATACTCACTATGACAATGCAAATGCACAAAATCAGTCACAAAAACACCCCAAACACAACAAACACAACAAACGGATAGTAAAAAATTTTAAAACCCAATCAAAGGGCGCGCGGCCATCAACGGCTGGAACCGGCAATCAAGGCAAAACACAACCAAGCCACACCAAGCCGCCAATCATAAAGAAAAGTGCAAACAGCAGGCACACCACCAACAACTAAAGACTCAAGACCAGAATACTTCCTACGATCACTCACCTAAATCAACCTCCAACAAGCTAGAAATCGAATCAAAAGATTCCCAATGAGGACTATTATACCAAGCCCGACGAAGAAAACACCTCACACCGGCATCTTGTACAATTTTCAACTCATATGGATTATCTTCAACAAAAATATCCCCATTCAGATCTTTAACAGTTTCAATCTTTTTGCCCATCTCAACAAAATGAAGAGATGAATATTGAAACCTCCAATCCTCCAGCCAAGAGAATGCTGTATTCATAGACTCAGGAGAAGATCTAGCGGTAATCAGATGAACATCGTAACCCCTCTCCCACCATCCATTGACAGCATACCATGCATCAGTAAAAGGTTTTAGATTTCTCCAGAAATTGTAATCACTGAATACAGTTGGATAAAGGTTGTCATCCGACAATCCAATAAGCCAATGTGCATAGTCATAATTTTCAACACCTAGCTTATCTAATTTCCTGTTGATACCACCAGCAATATCAGCGATTACACCATCAATATCAAGACATATGTTCATGAATTCTCCTTATTATCCAAGTTAAACTGTCCTGAACGAAACTTTTCAAGGAAATCAAGACTACTATTATACCGTTCACAATCGGAGCAAACATGATCACACTGCTGGCAGAACTCATCACCTTCAGGTGGAGGACCAATAAGAACACCCTGCTCCGCTTCTCTAAGCGCATAAGGAAGGAATTCTTCAACTAGCTTACGCAGACGTTCGATCTCGTCGGCAGCCGCACAGGAACAACACTGTTCATTCGTACACATGCACTCGTATTTTCTAAGTTGTTCTACAATATCCATAAGTACCCCCCGTGGGATTCGAACCCACAACCAACGGGTTAAAAGCCCGCTGCTCTACCATTGAGCTAGAGAGGTAGAGCAAAATCAGGACTCCCCGTCACCAATGTTAGACAGGAATTTGCCAAGAAAAAGACTAACAGGAATAGAAATGATAGTCCAAATTGCTATGATTTTTAGAATAAGCATTGCACTCACTTAAAAAAAATACTTTTTTGTATTGCGACTGCGGATAAATAACCTACGAAGTAGAGATCGTAAAATTAAAATCAAAACAAAAACAATACCGTACTCTAGTTTCATTGTTCATTTTTGATCTCAATGTGAGTAATGGCTTCATTTTCACCAAAATATTTCCAGTCAGGCCATGCTCTTGTTCTGTTTAAAAACTGCTTTTCACGAACCAGATTGATAATTTCTTGCGGCTGACCACCATGTCGCCAAGCCCCATCAATTGCAAGAAGAATTACATCAACCCATTCAACAATATCATCAGGTTTAGCCTGAATCTCATCAAGCTCTTTCCTGATGTGATCTAGGATACCCTCAGTTCTGCGGCCCGGCCCAAAAGTCGAAGAAGACCAGTCTTTTTGTTTTTGAATAAGTGAAGAGTCAATAGATGGTGGACGCTTATATCCGTCATCCACCGACGTGTTTCTGTAATACTCATACACCAAATCATTCAAATAACTAAGAGCATTATGAAGACGTTCATGTGTGGTTTCAATGACATCAGCAGCCTCTTCAAAAAGGTCGCCACTCAACATCACAACAGAAGCCCTACCCTCTGATTCATTTATTATGTCGGCCATAGCTCTAAGATCAGAAATTAGTTCTTCAATGTTTTCAATCACACGAACTCCTAACGAATGCTGTGGGCGTCCGCAGTGCGGCAAAGTGAATAATGCAAAACACACCGCCCACAACACTACATAGTGATATTACCAGCTATCGTTATTAAGCTCACCAGTGGTGAGGAATGACTTCTGCTTATCGTAACCAAGGACCATATACACATTACCCAAATCGTGCATAGGCAGCGATGCAATGGCAGGGTCAGGATCAGATGGCCCAAGAGGGATCAAACTGTAATTCGTATCCTGAGCGCCAGATCCAGTTCTGCTGTACTTAAATACCTGATTGGTAATCGTACCAAACTCCTTAGCATACTCAGTAAGCATAATCCCAATATGGCGTTGATTGAAAGTTGTATCAAGGACTCGCGCCTCCCAGACACCGTCCATTTCCACAGCGATGTTAATCAGAAGGTGTGGCTTTGGTCGCCAACGACCGTCCTGAACAATCTGCTCTGACGCCCAGCAACGATATGAATGCTCAGGCATCTGCGCTGTCGATGCGCAACGCCACTTCCAGTTAATAGGGGAAGTCACAACCGGGACAATAATACCGGTGCCATCTTCTTCATTAAAGTTCTTTGAATCCTCAGTCAATTCCTGACGGAAGCGAATCTTGTAAGTTTCACCTGACTTGAGGTTGAAGAACTTCTTACCTCCGCCCTCTCCGCCAACCTTTGGGATGCTCTTTTCAATATCTTGCAGTGTCTTAAGTGTTTGAAACATTATTAAAAATCTCCTATGTAAATTGTACTTTGCTCAATAGCTTGTTGTATTTGCTTGTCAGTCATGTCGCCGGGATCTTTAAGCCCATCAGGGATGGAAGCCGTATAGATCTCTTTGCCACAACACTCCGCCAGTATAGCACGCTTCATCGCGTCACCGGCCTCATCCGCATCAGAAAAGACAATAATTTTATCAAAAAACTTCTTAATCATCTTTACCTGATTTGGCGACACTTTTGCACCAAGAGTAGCAACAACGTTTTTATAACCGGATTGCGCTATCTTGATAGCGTCAAGACTACCTTCACATATTATAACTGAGTCATAAGATTTTGCGTTCTGTATATTGAATAATACATCGGCTCTCTTAAACCCTTTATTGTAAAGATAGCGTGGATCTTGCCAATCATGAACAGCACGACCGATTAAACCAACAAGTTTAAAAGACTGATCACGAACAGGGATTACAATCCTATCTTTAATCTTTGAATAACCGATTTCAAATGCCATTAGAGTCTCATAACTATAACCCCTGTCAATAAAGGGCTGTAGCAACAGACGATCCTCGTCAGACTCGTAATCTATCTCCACGGAATCCAAAGACAACTCATCGTCGTAATCATCAATCTTAAGAGCATTATCAAGCTCTCGTTGAAGATTAACAGGATCAAGAATCCACTCACGACCGAACTCTTTACCAGCAATGTGATAATAAAGTTGTCGAAAGTTGCCCTTTTTACCACAAGAAGGATTGAAACACTGCCACAGTCCAGTTTTAGTGTTTATATACAGAGCAGGGCTGTTTTCATTCCTGTGGAAAGGGCAATAGATTGCCACCTCGTTACTTGACTGGGCATGAATCTCAATACCCTTATCATTGAGTAAGTCAAGTATTGATTTCTCTATATTAGCGAAAGAACTCAATTTTAAAGTCAAAAGTCTCTTTAGCCTTGTCGTAGTCTGTGATTAAACCAGTTTTATTGAAAAAACCATGCTCCATACGAACCTCGTCTTCCATCCAAGGTCTAAGTCTGATGATGGTTTCAATATCTTTAGCCTGCCCGTCCAAAACATAGAAAGGCTCAGTCACCCCACGTCCCATTCTTCTCTCCATTCTCCAGTTTCAAGATTCCATCGTAGATAGAACCCAAAGTGTGTTGCCCGTCTAACTTTTCTAGACACTACCTGAAATTGATCGGAGTTAAACTCACGATGAATAGCTAAAACAAGATCAGCATCATAAGCCAACTGCTTCGACCAAGCAACCTCTTCAAGCTCAGGTGGTCTATCACCATGCCCATCAGACATGGTAACCGCTGCGACATCAATAATAGGAACATTGTTCTTCACAGCGATCCTCTTAAACGCCTTAGACAGATTCTTAGCCTTCTCTGTCTCATTCTTTGCGCCTGATGAATCGTCAAAGAGTCCATGATAGTCCAAGATAACCATATCAGGTTGATACTGGTCAATCTTAGCCTGCACCATATTTTGATCGGCAGTTTCAAGCCCCTCTGATGTGATCAGATAAATGGGCGGCTTGTCCTTAAACATGTTCTCGCCCCACTTTTCATAAGTATCAACAATGTTTGGATTAGCTTTAATTAAATCCGTATTTGTAAAATACCCTTCACCATTGTTAAGTAAGGTATCAAGTCGCTGACCTTCCTGCTTCTTATTCATCTCAAGAGAGATAATCATAGGACGGTAGCCAGCACGCCATGCATTAACTGCAAACAGTCTTGCAATAAATGACTTACCAACACCAGTCCACCCAAGAAGAACAATAAAGTCGCCAGCTTGCCAGCCACCAAACGTCTTATCAATAACATCAATACCGCTAGGGATACCAATATAATGCTTATTAGGATTCTCAGACCGCTCTTTCAAATCCAAGAAGCGATCACGCCATTCACTAACTAGATCTGTATCTTTAAGAGATGAAGAATACTTATAAAGCTTACTAGTATTCTCCATCAGATACGCTAACGCATCCTTTGGACCGGAATCAGAAATAATAGAATGCGCCTTAGCTACAATCTGTCTAGTCTGAAAGGCTAGAGACTCCTTACGAGCCTGATCAACGTAGTAATTAAGAGGCTCTGGCGTATTAAAAAAATCAAAATCAGTAAAATGCCCCTTAACAGTCTCCTTTGAGGGAACTTTAGAGTGTTGATCGTAGTGGTTAACAATGAAGTTCCAGATATCCCTGTATTCGATGAATACATTCTCTACCCCTCCATTGACGGCTTCCACATAGTCACCCGTGTCAATAATGGAATTAAGAAGTTTAATTTCGTAGTTCAAGAATTTTCCATTCTCTGACGTGTTTGTTCTACAATATCTTTAAACTTAGCCTTAGCTTCGCTTTCGTGCTTGACTCTTTCAACCATCTCCCTTGACTCAATTGCAAAATCAAAAATCAGAAAAGGGCCTGGGCGGTTTTCAACGTACCACTCTACAGCCTTAACAAGTAAATCAGAATCATAATGCTTTGCTAAACTTTCAGCAATATCATCCTGACGTGGCGAATCCGGCACAAAAAGCTTATGCGATTTCTCTGAGCAATTCTTGAATAAGGAAATCAGACCCTCTCCAGTTAGATTGTTCTGCATCCTCTACCTCCTCCCATGTACGAATAAGAAATTCAATTTCACTCACTCCACCATTGACACCAATAAACTCATATCGCTCATGTATGGCAGATAAAAAGCATTCAACTCTAACAGTACATTTTTGGCAAACAGCCTGTGCATACCTTACCTTATCGATTTCACTAGAAAGCCAGAAGGACGGAAAATCGTCTTTTTTACATAGAGCACTTCTATGCCAATCTTCAGGACTTGTCACCATCTAGCTCCTGAAGCTTTGCTTCAATCTGTTCATCAACAGCATTCCACAAAGCTTGCCAAGCGCTATCGTCATCCGCAGACGACGCCTTCACTCTAGCACCAGCATCCAGCCGCAAAGATTCATAATTACCAAGATTCTTAGTAACACCAATAGATGCCCATATTTCAACATCATGTTCTTGCATCGACATTAAAACTCCTATTAATAAATTTAATTTTTTCGTTTAAATTGTTTATCTTTACATCAACAATTGGGATTGGCTTAGTTGGTCTTCCAGGTGTTCTATTTGCAAAGAATTCGACCATCTCATAAACATCATCTGTTGTATAAAACCTCCACCCTTTGAATGCTGGATAGTCATCCCCAACACAAAAAGGCTTTGGTATTAGACCACCCCTTTCGTACTTCCTGATTGTATCAGTCTTGCGCTCAACTATTCTAGCGACTTCACCGATCGAATACACCCTTGAAAGCAGAATTTCTGCGCCGCCAAGCGGAATTCCGATCAAATCATTTGTTTGCAAATCTTGAAGAGTAACAAGCTTTCTTGTTTTATTAACTCTTTTAACTTTATGCAAAACACCAGAATACAAATATATTTTTTTAACAATGACCTTATCTGTCAGCAATAGGCTTGGCTCCTTCAAGCTTACTAAGTAATATCTTCAACTTATCCACTTCGATACTTCTAATATCCCCGCAAGTAAGGCATGAGATATCAGCAAACCATGTTGAAGACAAATTATATGGGTCATCGATATACTTAACACCCCCACATCTTGAGCACTTTAAATTAATCTTTGATTTAATTTTCATAATTATATAATATCACAACAAAATGTGAGGATGTTAAGCAATTATAAATCACCGAATAGTGGCTGCTGAGTTCGGATTACCAATCCTAGTAGCTGCAAACCCTTTAATAACACTTAACGCCGCAGCAACGGCCGCAATTGCTGCGGCCTTTGTATTATCAACTCCACCAATAGTGAAAGCCGCTAGAAACGCCTGAACGGCTGTCCAAGCAACTCTCTCAATCAGATCTTTATAAATAGTTTTCATTATATCCTCCTTAATCAAGCCAACAGTTGTATTCAGCTGTGACTATCCCCTTTTCGGGGTGAACAAACATCAAAGGCTGCGAAGGGCGACCAACAGCCGCCAAACTCTCCATAGCATATGTGTTTGTAGACTCAGGACTACCCGACACTCTAACTTGAATCGTATTGAAAGTCATTTTAGTTGGAGTATGCCAGTGCCCAATATAAACATCATCAAAATCCTCACCTAAAGCTCCAATCTTCCATCCATAAACTTTCTTCTGGAAAGAAAAGAAGGAGGAAAGACCCCCAAACTGGTCGCCGTGACAAAGAAGGCTCTTATAGTTTCCAATCTTTGGAACAGCAAACCAATGCTTTTCGCCACGACCATCTGGGATATCGAAAGTGATCCTTTTTTCATTCTCAAACATCCATTGTACAATACGATACAACATTCTATCCGCGTTAGTCTCAGGATCATGGTCCCTACGGCTACGCCCACCAAGGGCACCATGATTACCAATCACACCGGTAAAATGAACTTTGTCAAAGTTTTCAAGCAACTTAGTTAGGAAGTTCTTCAAAATGCGAGGACCATCAACAGTGACTTGTCGATAAAGGCCACCATCAATCAAAAACGATTGACCTGGAAAAATTAACTCTCCCTCAACAATATCACCCAGCGCCCATACATGAATAGTATTAACAGGATGGTCTGCTCTCTGAATGTTAGTGAGATCCACAATCTTCTGAGCATACTGCTCAATACGATCTTCACAAACTTGTGAATTATAATCTGGTGTGACTTTAGCTAACTGCCAGTCAGCAATAACAGCAACAGCAACCTCATCACTAGAGGTCTTGCTAGACACGTAAGGTGGAGCTTTTACCTTGTCAAGTTGCGAGGTGGCTGTTGAATCAAGAACAGCCCTGTAAACTGCATCCACAAGATCATCCTTCTTAGACTTTACCTTGTCGTACTCTTGTAAAAGCTTAGAGTATGCGATACGCAGCTCCGAGTCGGACTCTGGGATATCCCCCGACAAAACATCTTCAGGCATCTCAACTAGTCCATTTTCTTTTCTGTATTTACACACCCCCAACGAGTCGATTGACTTTCTACAAGTAGGGAAAGCGTACTTTTGATTGGGGCTATTCGGCTCAAATTCTAAAGAGCAACCTTGCCCTTGGCAAATCTTCATAGGGAAATTTTAGCACTTTCTATCCGGTCAGGGGGCCAGTCTAGGGTATTTCGGAGGCAAAAGGGGCTTCTTTTTCGGATTTTTTTTGATCGCCCGGTTTCTCTCCGTCATATTGTCTCGCAAAATTTTACGGTGCGCTTCAGTAGGGCGACTACCTTCTCTGTGTATTGCGCTATGCTCTTTAGATGTACAAAGATATAAGTTCTCAACACGATTATCGGATTTTACTTCGTTTATATGATGAACAGACTCCCAAGGGTTTAAAAATCTATCTAGATATGCTTCAATCACAAGACGATGCTCATAAACATATCCTTTAATATTTTTAGGATGATTAGGCATAAGTATACGCACATACCCTTTATCATCAATATACTTACCACCGCTATAATTTGGATTAAGTTCCCCTACAACAGCAATCTCTTTCCAATCAACATCTTTCCGTTGAGAAGCTAGGCCTCTAGAGGCCATCAGAAACCGCCAACATCCTCTGCGTACAGCTCAACAGGTGCGGTTGTCGAACTCATAATAGTATAACTTGGAGCGTTGTTTGTATTCGCGTTTTGCTTTCTTTCGATCGACACAGAAAAAGTCTCGTTTGACCACCCGCCACCCGATGTCGTCGCTATGATGGAGTACACTCCAGCACCGAAGTACACCGGATACGCAATACTTCTAACGTCTATAGTAGTTGTAGATGCGTTAGCTGAAACATCGTAAAAAGAAAAAAGATGCGAGTTAAGATAAAACGTACCAAGTATGGAAGGTGACACATCTCCTTGCTTAATCTTTAACTCGTATCTACAATCTTCAGCACCTCTTGCTGCCACTTTTACACCAGGAAAAGAAACAGTAAGCCTAACAAAACGATTACCATCTGCGCTGATTCTGTAATCAGTAAGACCTGAATAATCAAGAACTGCAAGCTGATGCTCTGTAAAATCGCTAAACGAACTGCCTATATCAGTATTAGATATATATTTAATAACACCTTGTGGTCTATCATCCGTAGCAAGTTTGACCTGCTCTATATTCGTTGACATTTGGGCTAGGCGATCACCAGTCAAAGGTGTTTTAGCAGCCCAGCTAACAAAACGATAATTTTCATAAGCCATAGTAACCTCTATTATACATCAAAAACAGTTAGAAGCCTACGGCAACTGAGCCTCTAATGCTTCTATTCTTTCACTCAACTCCTGAACTGCCCTTATTAATAATGGAGTTATACCAGAATAGTCTACAGATTGAATCTGAGATTCATTAGCATCGCCAATTACAAGCCAAGGTGTTATAGATTTCACCTCATCAGCAATAAGACCAACTCTACTCTCTCCTAAGATCTGGTATTCGTCATCCGGAACAGAAACAATGCCGCCTTCAAAAGAAATGTTTTGAATTGGGTTAAAAGAAACTGTATTAAAACTATTTATAACATCTAAACCATTTTCAAATGGTAAAATATTTGTTTTCACTCGCCTATCTGAACTAGTTCCAACAACAAAAGTGGCGGCTCCGTTATCAATAAGACCATACATATTAGGAGAGTCCCATGTGAAACCAGTATAGTTTGCTGTTGCTCCTGCTGGCTTGTTAAGTAAGCCATTATATTTAATCCCTTGCCCAGATAAAAACACTTCATTAAATATACCATCGTAAGCTTGAACATTAACCCATGCTGTATTGTTGTAATTTCTTACACGAAGAAGTTGAGAGTTATAATTGACTCTCAACTGCACCGTCCCAGTATCATTTCCACCCCTTAATGCTATAGCAGCACCATCGGAACTTATATTTTGAGCAATAAATTGAACCTGATTCCAGTTGTCACTAAAATGAGTTGAATCAAGAGTAGCATTAAGAGTTCCTTCAAAAATATTATCTGATTCATATCCCATATTTGAGTAAACACCACTATAAACACCACTATGGTATCCAATCTGAAAATTACCAGCCGCTGTAGAAATAAGTATAGACCCGGTGCTCTGAATGACCCCATTGTATAAATTTGTAGGAGGATCAAAATAAATTGCAGCAGTATTACCTGCACTAGATGGAGCATATAAACTAATTCTATTATTTGATATAACAACTCTTTCGCCGCTTGTTGATGTTTGGATCACACCGCCAGTTATAGTAGCCCCTTGGGTGGTTAAGCTAGATCCATCCCATTTAATATTAGTACTACTATTACCAATATTTAGTTTGTAATTTCCACCATCTTCACCAAGAAAATAACCATTTGTGGTATCGGAGTAGCCAGTTTTATTCCCGTACAGATTTCCTCTAAGCCTCAATGATCCAGAAACCAAGGAGAAGTTTTCAGAAAAAATATCACCGTTAGCAAGATCAAAAAAAGTTCCAGAATCCGAATAAATATTAGATAAAGGATTAGAGTAATTAAGGCTTTTAATTGAATCTGTTGCAAGCTCTAAAGTTGTAATAGTGCCTGCCAATATTTCATTAGATGTAATTTGGTTAGCACCAATATTTTCAGATCTAATAGATCTAGCAATAATATTGTATCCATTAATAACATTCTCTCCTAAAGTTATACCCGCAGGAGCTAAAACATTATTATTAACAGTGTTCACAATAAAATTCTTTAAGGCGCGAATATTTTTATCTTGATTAATCGCTCTATCATTAGTAGTATAAATAGTGTTAACACCAAAGTCAAAAATAGAATACTTATTGACATCTATTAAACTTGAATCTTGACCATCATGACTATGGCCTCCGGAGTCATAAAAGAACACAGCAGTCTCAGACATACCAGTGTTAAGTGATCTTCTTTGAGCCATTATACAACCTTCCTTAGAATTATAGATTGGGATGGAGAATCACCATAAGAAACAGACTTGGAAATTAACCAGTACTCCCCATTTATTATATCAAACGCATCAAGAGAAGAAATCTTAATTCGATCACCAATAGCCGCTTGAGGCATCAAAATAGTATTAAGATTTATAAGTGGCACAGGAGTACTCATCTTGCTAATAATGAAATCAGCAATCTTTTGACCGTGATTAAAGTCTGTAATAAATTTGTTTTCAATAACAACCTCTTTCAAACCGTACAATCTAATACTCTCTGACAAGTCAGCAACCTGTTCTTCGATCTGGCTTCCCTGCTCAGTAAGCAGAACCGGAATACCGGCAATCGCCGCAAAAGAAACCTTCCCAGAAATGGGATCAGTTCCTTCAACAAGAACAACTTCACCAACACCTATATTCTCATCAGCGCATAAAACAAGCTCAGCACCATAGAAGCCAGGCTTCCACATCAGAATGTCTATCTGATCAGGGTCTTCAAATTCAATGCCTGAAATCAAAGGATTCTTCACATTATAAGCCGGAGCCTTGTTGTATTTCAAGTCCCAATATCTAGCCTCCCTGATCGGAGTATCAGCATCATGAGATGCCGCTGTAGTTCCAAACATACCCCTCTCTAGATTATTGAAAGTCGTTGGAGTTTTTGAAGAATATTTAATAATCTCATCGTCAATGACAAGATAACCAGCATTATAAAATGGGGGGTCAACTGTGCTTGAAACAGTAATGCTATTAGCGTCAGCAGTTGTAGGCAATTCAAGATTAACAACTGCTAAAATGGTCGGATTATCTGCGCGCCACAAAGATTGCGTTCCGCTAAGGTTACTTGATAGACCGGCAATCTTTACAACAACTTTATTAGTTTGAAGTTGAACATTGTAATCAGCAGAAATGATATGAGTATCATCACTGATAGTATCTTGAACAATAGTATGCTGATCAATCGAAGGTTCAAAATACCTGTAGAAATGTTCATACTTACCATATCCAAGTTCATCAATATAGAACCGGCCCAAATCGGCAAGAGTTATCTCAGAGATAATATCCCTAACAGATGCCTCATTACCATACAAGAATGGATATGTCGTAATCGGCTGCATGACAGCCTCTGTGTAACGATCGGCAACCTGATCATCAGTCAAGGACTTATTGTAAATAATGAATTGATCACAATAAAAATCACAATCACCAGAATACGGTCCTGTTTGACCGGTCCCTATCGTGTAAATAGAACCCCTACCCCCAAAAGTTACATCCAAATCCGCCCAAGACAGAATTGAGCCGGACAATGTTAACGTATCTTCAAGATCACCATTTACATAGTATTTTAGGTCAGAACCATCAAAAGTAACATTTATATGAGTCCAATCTGACGCACTTAAAACACCAGAAGCAGACACCTCTTCTACACCGGCAGATGTTTTAATTCTAAAACCATTAGATGAACTATCATTAAAGAATTCAAAACCATTTGATGATGAAGGAGATAAATCAATACCCCACTTACTTGCCAAATATGCTTCGGTGGCGGCGATCTGATCGGCGGTCAGGGTGCCGTCGATGACGATGACCTCGGCGATCGCGCCGTCAGACAAACGACCAGCACCGCCATATGAGCCGAAAAGAGTAAAACCTTGCAGGTTTTGCGCTCCCGCATCGACGTTGGCCGATTGGGTTCCGTCAATGCGAAGGTAGGAACTAGCACCGTTGAAAGCGCAAGTGAACACATGCTCATTGGTGTCCCAAGCACCGACGATCCCGGTGGCTGTACCTGCAAAGAAACGCCAGATTGAGCTCCCCTCGTACAGCATGTGCCGGGTTGTTGACGTGATGCCGTCGAATAGTGCGCCATCGGTGTCGGTGTCCTGTTTCGCAACGATAAACACCGTGTTTGGTTGAGCAGTCAACGCCAGCGTTGAGTTCGTCATGTAGTCGGTGCCGTCAGCGTCAATGACGTTCAAGCCATTGAGCGCACGCCTACCCGACTTCGGCTGCGCTGCCGATGTCGCCTGCACCACATCGTTACCCGAACCGGACTTATCATCCCATTGCGACACCTGACCATACGTTGTCGTAAGTGTAACCGTTGCAGCATTCACAGAATCTTCGGTAAATGAAAGAGTGCCTTCGGCTTCAGCGGAGAAATCTGCGTCAAATACGACGGTGCCACCGATGCCATCACGAATGATGGCGCGGTAGAACGTGCCAGTCGCAGCGCGAGTTGCCGTCTGATCTGAACCGATAACAACCGGAACAGTACCCGTAGCGATCGCAGCAACACCAGCCGATGTCTTCGTAGAACCAAGCTGCGTCCACACAGACGGTTCGGTCGCCTGATCCGCTGCCGTGTAAAACTTCGCTTCCGCTTGCGACGATCCGTTGTCTACATCAAACTCGACTTTCACCCAGCCGATTTGATTGTCGCTAAATGAAATATTAGCGTCAGCAACAAGAGTTCGGACTGATGCGGTGCCGCTGTCCTGCCAACCAAACTCTAGCTTGTTGCTATCAAATCTAATACGAAAGAAGTATGAGCGGCCCGAACCTGACGGCCCATCAAACTTTGCCACCAATCCTTGCATTGGTAAAGGAGAAGAAGGAGTCCAGTCGGCCATTGAGGCTCGCACCACGATCTCCATGTCGCCGGTGATGTCCAGAGCCGCTGAATCCGGCGTCGAAGCATAGTTCCCCGTCGTGCCAGGCAACACCAAACCAGTTCCGTCCAACCAGGCACCATCCGCAGCCGTAATCGTAGAAGTATCAGAAGCATCAAGCCAAAGAGCAGGGGACAAATCTAAAGGAGAAAAATTACCAAACGTACTAATATACTCACCATCAGAACCAAAACCAGCCGCCTCATTAGATTTCACATTCAACTCAATAGAAAACTTGCCGGTGTAATTCTCGCTACCAGTATCAGTCATATCCCAAGACTGATCGTAAGGAAGACGAGCATAATTAGTATTATTGATCCTGGCGGCATAGTTCTCAGGATCAGAAACCAGACCGCCTTCTAATCCGATTTCGACACCATTAGAATAAACTGCATTATTTGTAACCTTTCCGCGGTCAGTTGATAAATCAGTGAACGGGGCATCAGACGCACCAGCTATATCGAAAGCAGAAGTTCTATAGGTATACTCAAGAGGGACAGGCGACAGGGGATCAACACCTGTAGCATAAAGAAGCTTTATACCAAAAGTATCAGAAGTGTTCGTGTCTACTGTGTGATAGGCCTCCACTCTTATCTTATAAGGCTTACCAGCTACAAGGTTAACAACATCTGATTCCACTTCAGTGTCTGCACCGGGAGATACGGGGTGAGAGAAGTATTCATCAAGTATAAGTATTTCTTCAAGATACAATCTAACACCACCATGAGCTATGCTCACGCCTAAAACCTGATCTCCTGTGTCTGGAGCCACATAAATACCATCAAAAACCATATTGTAATAAGTGTTTACAACAGAGCTATCCGTTCTGGTATAAGAAAAATCAACAAGATCAAGAGCATACAGTGCATTGGTGTTTATATCTTGAGTATTAACTGTGTAGTCAGGAGTAACACTTGGCAACTCGCCCAATGCCTTCTCAAGAGGAGAAAGCTCCCTATCAAGGGCATCAGCACGAATATCCTTAACTAAACGCTCTTGACCGGACGGCATAGAGAAGAATCTAGCTCTAAGACCATAATCAACAACATCGACCCCAGAACCAGATAAAGCCTGCTCAGAAAAATTAAGATGCAACACGGCACCATTTTTTGATGCAGTTTTTTTATAACGATTCAAACCCCTAAAATTCTTTTTAGGAAAATTGGTAGTTAAAAGCAAACCTTCAACAGCATCTGTAGTGGTTGCTTTATCAATGAAAAATCCATTATTAATAATTCTCTCTGAGGCAAACTTTGTCCAATCAGTAGAGTTAGCCGAAATTGTCATATTATCAGATCCACCCTGCCACTCATCAATCCAGCTCTCAACATAGGCAGGATATTCAAAAGTTTCAAATCTTACTGTCACACCTGAATTATGCGATCTAGCTTTAGAGCCATTAAAGCCCCTTTCAACAATATAGACATCATTAGCATTAGGCGCTTTTGACGAAACCAATACATATTCCCTAGTGTAATTATCTGGATCAATAACCATTACATAATAATCACCAACACCACCGTCAGGCAGGTCTGAAACATCATTCAAAGAAAAAGTTGTATCCGTATCTGATATACCACTAGATAGAATCTTATCAATATATAAATCTGAACTCTTTTTGACTTGCCACCCAATTGTTGATTTAAATCGAACATTTTTTTTCATGTATTTCCCATACAGTGAAGAAGTATTAAAAATATTGTAATCTTTATTCGTGTTGTCTAAAACAAAATCAATTGAAGTAGATCCTTCACCAGCTATCGGTAGCTCAGTTATATGAAGATCCCTAGACTTTTCAGTATTCATTGAAATAACATCATCAGAGATGTCAACTTCAAAAATAGTATTTATCTCTTGAATTCTTGCATTATCCTCTGGATTTTTTGTTGAAATAATTTCAATTTCAATTTCGCTTATAGTAGAATGACCAAGAGATTCAGGCAAAAAATGCTCGTAAACATACTGATTATCTTTGAATGTAATAACCTCTGAATACAGGGGATTAGCAACACCAACTTCATCACTACGGACTGTCAATCTATAAGTATGAACTTGACCATAATATTCAGAAGTAAAAACCTTTATGAGGTTGCATGGCATTGCGGTAAAAGGATATGTAGCAGTAGGGTTATTAGCAAACCCATAACCGCCATATGTTGGCTCAACAGTTGCTTCAGATATTGAACCAGACCACCACCCATACTCGTAATTCTCAGAAAGATCGCCAGGCATCGCATACCAATTACCGTCAGCACGAATTACATTGCCGTCAACGTCTTTGGCGTCACAGACACCCCATGTGAATGACTGCCTTTCCAAGCCATTCATCGCTTCTTCCATCTTGAAGTAATATCCAAGATCGCCTTGCTGAGAGGAAGAGTGTTGATTATTGATATCAACACTGGGAGGATTGGAGTCCATATCAAAAACAACATTTCGACTCTCTAGCCAATAAGCATAAACTTTAGGCTTCAGCTTTTGAGCTGTCGAAGACGTTTTTGAAATAAAAGTATTAGTTAATTGATTGCCATAAATATCAATATCTATCATCAGACCTCCTCCAGTTCCATACTGCAATCCCAGTAATACACACCATTTATTTCATCCCGTCTTAGAAGTTCTTCATTATATGACTTTATTAAAACACTATACTCATCTTCAGTGTATGGAGTAACACCATTAGTGTCTATATTTCTAATTTTCAAAATATGCAAATCTGGGTCTTCAGCTATTTCTTTAACTTTATTTCTTCCAAATCTTCTATCAGCGGTGAATTCTCTTTCACCAGGGAGATAAGTCCATGATATCTTAAACGATCTTCTTGCATTGGTTCTTTTATAGAAACGACTTTTTAATGCGTCCCAGTTTTTCACTTCTATGAATGAATGGATAAGAGATTCATCAATAGTGCGCCCATGTTCAGACAGTGGTATATTGTCTATTACAAGGAATGGACGTATAGATTGAGTATCTTCAACTATAGACGGGCTAAATCTTATAAAACCTAAATTATCAACAGTAGCTGATGATGAGATTAACACTTCTCCCATTGGAGTAACAGCAATACCAGATGATAAAACAAACGCGATGCCGTCTATTATTGACTCACCATTGTGTATGCGAGTTCCGATAGCAGAAATAGAAGACTGAGAGTCTATACTTGAAGCGCCTAAAACAATCTCAGTCGCAACAGCAACTAAAGTAGCTGACGCAGATGGACTAGAACTTCCGATAGCTACCTTTGTCCCATCCGATTGAAGATCAGAAGTTATAGAAATTGAAGCCGGGTTAGCGGGTGGATAGTATATATCAGGAGTCGCTACAAGGTTTGTAGAAATAGATATAAGAACAGGATTGCCAGTTTGATCTGGGCCATAAAAATCTATACCACGAAGGCTCTGCGTAAAAGAAAATTTCCCAGCCATTAAGCCTCCATTATATCAAAGCTTAGATTATAATAAATGCACTGCGTGCTCATATCTCTTCTTATAATTGAATCACTATAAGAATCTATGAATCCATAAAATTCTTCAGATACACCATTTGGTATATCCTTGTAAGATACTAAAACATACGGCGAAGAAGCCGCCAGACCATATATAAAATCCCGCCCCTCACGACCATCAACTGTAAAAGAACTAGAAGAAGCAAGATATTCATAAGAAACTTTTAATGTCTTTTTATTCTTCTTGTAAAACCTTTTGATTCGCCCAGCAGCAGTCTCAATATCACTTACATTGAAATTGGAATCAAGAGAAATATTAGACCCACCAACAGTTATCTCAGTGTTGTTTATTGATAGGTATTTTACAAGACCTGTCTGTTGATACACTTGAGCTGGCATAACTATCAGTTGCCACCTTTATAGCTTGTATAGAATCTATTCTCATTGCCGACACGCTTATCAGCCAATGGCTTATGTTTCATATTGTACTCTTTCAACATTGACTGGAACCACTGATCCTCACCAATGAAATTCTCAACATAAATATTTGTTGTATTTGTGCTGTTGTAATGATTCACAACACCACTATTCATATTCCTAGATGGATTATTAAATCTTACACTGTTTACATCAGGGATACTGAAGCCACCCTGATCAAATCTAGCTTTATTTAATTGCTCAAGCATCTTTATACCAATGCCACTTCTTTCCACTGCCTTCTTGTTTAAAACAAACTCACCGCCATGCAATATCGCTGGAACAGCAGTGCTGCCAAACCCAGGCACAGCCATACCGCCATAACCATATTTCTTCACAAGACCACCATTAGCAAAAGAAACAGGCGGGTTCAGAACTGCAGCGCCGTATGTAGCCTTAACCCAATTTGCAAATGAAGACTGATTCCCCGAACCGCTTATCTTTGCAGCAATTTGCTTATATACAATGTTTCTAACATTGTTATCTGTTATCACCTTAAAGCGCTCCATCAATTCAGAAGCATAAGGCGCAAGCGATGCAACAGTAGAGCTATACATATACTCTTGCATTCCTATACTTCTAAAGTATGAAGTAAGACTATTCTTAGCAGCAGTTTGATCAATGATTGGAATGGGAGATGCTCCAGGATTAAATCCATTTAGAGCATCCTGAGCAGCCCCAACAGCGTTGGTTATCTGAGCCATAGATGTAACAATATTTCTAGTCAATTCACTCATAGCACTAGCAATATCGTCAACAACGCTATTAGTTGATCCTACAATCTTTGCATATTCCCTTTGGATAGTTAGATTTGCATGATCTAAAGCTTTCTGGAAGATCTCTTCAGGTCTAAAGTTTTCAATGACATTATGCATTGAATCAATCGAAGGCTGAATAACGTTCTCTATAACCTGAGTAAATACTGTTTCGAAATGACCAGGAATCATTTGCAAGTGCCCACCTGGATCAGTGAACTGGTTCCCCATACCGCTAAGCATCATCGCAGTAGCACCCAGTATCGTATCCGGCGACTCTGAGTTAGAAGTTAATCCAAAACGATCCCTAGCTAGCTCAACAAGCTGATCAAGTGGGTTCTCGAAAAACCCGACCGTGGAATCTGTATATTGATCAATAAGATCAGGGATAGCCTTGTAGTAATCTTCAAATGCGCTAAGCATTTCTTCAGATGCACCCTCGGCGCTTTCAATAATTTCCTTGAACTGCTCTTCCAGCTCTTCCTGGTTGTAAGTGCCATATTTGCCAATCTCTTCAATAAACTTTTGGAAGTTCTCAAGAATAAGATCAAAAGCCTCTTCTGCATCACGCTTCTGATTTTCAAGAATCTCGCGTACAATATCTCTCTGATTCTTCTGTTCCTCCCTAGCCCGCTCTCTCGCAGTCTTAGCGTCATCATAAGCATTGTCAGACTCAATCTTTCTCTGCTCAAGATCAAGCATACGAGCATCATCAATACGACCTTCATAAATAGCAAGAGTACGATTCCTACGATAATTCTCCTCCTGCAGAGCGCGGTCACGCATACGTTTGCGATCCTCTTCAATCCGCTCTTGCTTCCTAAACAGCTCCTCTTCCGCTTTCTCTAAAGCATCTATCGCAGCAATCTGATCATCAAAAACCTGCAAATAAGCATCTTTTTGCTCAGTTAATTTATCTGTTATATCAGCTTTCAACTTATCAATAGCAGAAGCTAAATAATCTACAACAAGATCAACAAACTTTTGCATTGCATCAAGAAGAGCATCTTTGATTGAATTACCGGCGTTCGCCGCAGCATCCTCCAAAGACTCACCACCAGCATTAATTGCTTGAGTATATGCATTTGCAATATCTTTAGCCATAGCTTCAACATCAGCAACAATTTCAGGAGTGAATAAACCAGGAACAGCATCAAACTCAACACCATACTTCTCTTTGAACTGATCCTTCAACTCTTGCTGCTTATCGGCAACCTTATTAATTATTTCATCAAACTTAGTACCGACCCACTCCTCCGCTCCGACAGCGAAATCATCAATAGCCCTCTCAAACTCGCTTCCCTTAAAATCAGGAATATCCAGATTTGCAAACCATGCAGCCACTCCACCATCGCCATCCTCACCGAAAGCAAGATCATCGATCCAGCCAAAAATATCCTGCAATTGGCCTTGCGACCATCCATCAATAGAATCAGATATATCTTGTACAAAATCGTTCACAACATCCGAATCAAAGATCGCATTTATACCTTGATCAAGAAGATTATAAACAGAATCAAAGGCTTTATTAATAGCACCAGCTATATCATTAATAACACCTTTAAACGTGCCCTCAGTACTAGCAATATCTTCAACCCATCCTTCAAGAGTTGCGCTAGCAAACTCAAGAGGCGAAGAAAAGACACTGCCAACAAGACCGATAGCATCATCAAGGAATCCAAATGGGCTAAGTGACTTAAGAGCGCTCTCAAGAGCACCTTGAGCCTTCAAGGCAAATTCAATAATCATATTGAATGCTTTAATTAAAATCTGAGCAAGCCCAGGAAGCATCCCAGCCAGTATCAAAACAATGTTGATAACAAGCTGTCGCATAGCCAATTCATATTTCAACTTAAACTCAATCGCCATTTCAATTATCTTAAGTAGAATTTTTGGAATATAGCGAGGTAGTGAGAAGAAAAGTGTAAGAACTTTCTTAATCGTCCACACAACAGCTTTAACAAGTGGAGGCCCAAATGCATGAGCTAAGCCTTCAAGTACCTTTTCTCCGATATTTAAAACAGTCTTAGCAAAAGCAACCAAGCTTGAAATCATCTTCAAAAGCATCTTTCTCCACATAGGAGCAAGGAATATTACAATTGACATCATATAAAGCTTGATGCGATCAGCCGCCTCACCAAACTTAGAAGCAGCCTCTTCGCTATCGCCACTAATCACAGCTTTAATACCGCCAAAAACAGCCTTTGCAATATTGAAGAATTGGTACATGAAAGAAGTCATGCTTTTTATAAACTTCTTAAATCCTTCACTTTCACGCAGTTTATTAAGACCATTTGTTATTTGCTCAAGAGCAACAATTAAAACCGCACCAAGTTTAGAGAATGCTCTAGTAGTAGCAGAAACATTCTGAGTTGCAGCTTCAGTACCGTTCGAAACCCCGAATATATTGTTTAAAACATCAGCAAATGGTTTAAATAACGCGACAAGAACGCTTTTGAAAGCAGTCCATGCTTGCTTCAATCTATCCACAATCTTCTGCATAGATTCAAGTCTCTTGCCGTTCTCATCAACAGCTTTAAACGCAGTCGAAAGCCGCTTCGCCGCCACAGCGATAACAATAATTGCAGCTACAATTGGTGCAAAAATAATACCTTTAATAGCAAGCTTAGTCACAGACTGGAAAGCAGACATCATACTCTTAGCAACAGTGCCAATTACTGAAACAACCGTTTTACCTACAGAAACGACTGCACTTAAAACACCTTTAACAAGATCAACTGCAGTCTTAGCTAGATTCTTTAGAATGCTTCCAAAGGCCTTTCCTATATCGGCAGCTCCTGCAACGTTTTTCTTAGCTAGCTTAAATACTCCTGAAGCAACACGGATTGGACCCATAACAAGACTTCCAAGAAGTTTTGCTGAATTTAGAAGTGTTTTACCAAGAGTGCCAACCAGTGTTCTCAAGCTGTTTAGAACACCCTTATTGGCAGTTAGAACCTCACCCCACCCCTTAGTAAAGACCCCACCTATACCAGACATGCTGTCTTTAAATCCGGCAATCATAGAGGCAAATTTGCCAGTCATTGGAGTCTTAGCAGGGCTACCGGCCTTTGGCCCAGTTGGTGCAGCCCACGCATTACTCACAGCACCGGTCGCAGCAGCCGCGCCATTTGGTGCTGCCCAGTTTGCGGCAGCAGCGGCAGTGGCAGCGCTTGTTGCATTACCAGAAGCAACAATCCTGACAGCACCAGCTTTAGCAGCTGCAGCCATCCTCACAAAAGTGGCACCAATAGCATTGATAGACTTTCGAATAGAGTTTGACGAAGCAGCAATCTCTGCCTGGGATTCAGCTGTCGCTGTGTTCGCAAGATTTACAGCACCACCCATTGCGCCAGTAATATATCTAAACGGATCACCAAGATCCCTCACGCTATCAACCGCAGAAGCACCAGCAGCCTCAACTTCAGCAACAGCTTCAACAGTAGCAGCGTTAGCTGCATCTTGAGCAGTATTCATGGCAGCAGCTATATACCTGAAAGGATCACCAAGATCTTCAACATCGCTTACAACACTCGCACCCGCCTGATCAACTTCTGCGACTGCTTGAGCACCAGCAGCCTCAACACTTTCACCAACACCCTTAGCTTTGCTTGCGATACTTCTGATAGTGTTAGCAATAAACTTGATTGCCTCAGTGATAGGTATTCCAGAATACAATACAGTCCCTTCTCCCTGCTCGCCCTCCACAGAAACAATATTTCCAACCACCCTTGCGGCATCAGCAACACAATCAACAGAATCTTGTACCTCTTCAAAGGTGCCTTTCAGGGTAAATAAGAAGTGCTCCAGCGACTTCTGGGCCTCTATCTCATGAGCCTTAATAGGTTCCTTTAACAGATCAGCCTGCACACCAAGAGCCTGAAGCTCGTCAGTAATTTCACCTATAAGTTCATTAACAGAACTAACAGCTCTGAGTACAACACCTTCAGCTGATTTACCAAGTTTTGAGCCTGTACCAAGAGATTTTAGAAGATTTTCATTGCTAGCCCGAACAGTTGCACCAATACCATCCACATAATCTCGTCGCGCTTTGCTTAAAGCATTTCTTACTATGCCACGGAGCTTTCCTGCTTCTTTGCTTTGATCTTTAGCTGAAGCAGACTCAGCCATCGAACGCATAGCCCCGGCCCTAGTTGCAAGCGCCCTGCCAATTATTCCCTTCTTAGCAGACTGTGCTTGCAGAGCCTTAGAAACTTCATTCTGCGCATCAGTGGCTTGTCTGTTTAGCAAATGCAAAAGATCAGCTTTCTTATTGCCTGATTTGACAGCCGCCTCTGCCTGCTGCATCAGTCTCTTTTCAACTTCCTCATTCCCACCCATACCCATAGCTGTCAAAGCTGCAGAAAGCAATGTTTTACGTCCAGGTTTTGACGTTGGTGGAGGTGGTGGTGGTAAAGCGGGCTTAGCTGCAGCCTTACTAACTGCAGCGGATGGGGCAGCTGCTGGAGCGGCTGCTGGGGCGGCTACTGGAGCAGTTACTGGGGCAGCGGCTGAAGCGGCGGCTGTTGCTTGGGAAACATTTATGCCTTTACGAGAAGGTGCTAGAGCTTCATACAGAGACTGATCCATTGCCTTCTTCAAACGCCCCGCTCTAGCTAAAGGTGTGCCACCGGGTTCAATATTTGAAATATTACGAGTTAATGCATTGAATAAATTATCAAATAACCTTCTTTTGAATACTCCAACTTCAGCTTTCGTAAGCTCTGCGATACGTGCATCGGTCATCTTCGGGAACTGTTTTCTTAAAGATGTTGATACATAATCTCCAAAAGATTTGATATGGGGATCAAGCATCCCAGTGCCAGACATTGTAGAAAGCGATCTAGCGGCAAGCATCTCAACACTATTGCGAGAACTGGCTAAAGTCTTAATCCTTCTTAAACTAACTCTACCTTTCTCATCTCTAACAGACGGAGACGGAAGGTTGTATCTACTCATTGCTGAATATTTACCAAAATTATTTGCAAGACCAGCCTGCAAATCTTCAAAGCGCGCCCTGGCCCTCTTTAATCTTGCCAATCGCTTCCCAAGAACTTTTTTATCAGAAGCGCTAGCGCTTTCCATAGCTTCACTTAATTTATATATACGATCTTCAAGAGCAGTCCTGAGCTTTTTAATGTAAAGCGTGCCTTCTTTAAATGTCTTATCAGCTCTTGTTGTCTTCGGCAAAGTCGAATAGAGCCGACCAAAATCAGATCTAGGCGGAGCCATAGCTCTTTCAACACTATCTCTATAAATACTTTGCACACTTACAGAAGACAATCTTCCTTTTTTCGTAGACCCCTGCCTGAAACTTGCTGGTTGGTTTGGTATCGGTAAAGCGACTTGTTTCGCAAGCGCATCCTCCATTATTAAAAAGTCTCTTATTGCATTAAAAAGCTTACCGGTAGAACTGGTGTTTTTACCCGATGGTGTTCCATAAAAACCAACACCGCTTTCCAATGGAGAGAATGCTTTATTGAAAATAACATCTTTTTTAAATGTTTTAACTGCGCCAGCCTGCTTGAAACTAGAAACGCCACGGCTTTTTAGAAAATCATCACTCATCTGTGACAGGGCATACAAAACTTCTGGTGGAGGAATAACACCTGCGGACCTAAACATGTCAATAATCCTGGCCCCGATCTGACCAGCCATAGCCCCACCAGGCCCTGGACCAAGGACCGCTGGGAACCTAGATGTTTGCCCAAACTGAGATGCCGACAACACTCCGAAGCCAGGAATTTTTGCTAGAGATTTCTCCATCGTAGGCCACGGTTTTGATCCAGGAGGCCTCTCTGACCATTGAGGCTTTGAAGCCCTAGCAAGTTTAGTTTTTGCTGCCTTCTTTTCAATCTGAGCAGCCTCAAGACTTTCTTTACCGGCTTCAACATCAAGAGCAGCACCAAGTTTTTCTTGACTAGCAACTTTGCCATACTCGGCTGAATTCCTATATTCAATAGCTTTAGCGATCCCAGCAGCATTACGACGAGGGCGATCGGCTAAGTTAGACTTAGCAAGTGTGCCTTGCTCTATAGCGACTTCAAGTTGCTTTCTAGCAGCAAGTAGTTGAATATTGGCGGCTTCTTTAGCCTTTTCGGCAGCAACAAGGCTCTCTTTACCAGCCTTGACATCAAGATCAGCCCCGATTTTTTCTTCAGCGACAGCCTCGGCGCTTTTTTCAGCAGATGCCACATCAAGATCGGCAGCAGTGCCTGCCTTAGCCGCTTCAGCAGCCGCCTTCTTCTCAGCTCTAAGCTCCCTAGCTCTAGCATTCTTTTCTAAACGCTTACGCTCTTTCTCCGCCTCTTTTTCACGATACTCTATAGCTTTAGCTATCCCAGCAGCATTGCGGCGAGGGCGATCGGCTAAGTTAGACTTAGCGAGCTTGCTTTGATCTATAGCAGCTTCAAGTTGTTTTCTAGCAGCTAACAGTTGGATGTTAGCCGCTTCTTTAGCTTTTTCAACAACGCTCTTGCTTTTAACCGCGGTATCTAAATTAACCTCAGCAGCGGTGCCTTCTACCTCAACAATTTCAGCTCCTTTAGCAGCTGTTGCAAGATCAATATTTGCTGCCTTTTCTTCTTTTGCAAGAAGACTTAATTGCTCAGCATCATCTGCAGGAGGGCCGCGAGCAGGCCTCTTGGTTCTCTTTGGTTTTGTTTCAGCGACAGTAGTACCGGCAGCACCCTGCACTCCTGCGGTATTAAGCATGGAAAGCTTAGAAGCGTCCAAAGCCTCCAGGGCGGCAACAAGCCTACCAATGGCTGCAACCTGCGCATCAATCGCAGCCGCAGCGGCTTCAGCAGCGCCAACAATCTTGCCCTCATCAAGCACAAAAAGATCTGCTGCCTCAGAGAACAACTCCATCGCCTGTATCTTATAAATAATCTCCATTCTTTGATTGTATAAACCAGTCTCAGCAGCCTCAGTCGCCACTACAATCTCACCCTCTTGCGTCAAGAATGTTGTAATAACTTTATTTATGTCAGAGATAGCTTTCTTTTTATCTATAACAGCAGATGATTGAGATCTGATTGCCTCACCAGCGCTCTTAGACAAATTAATAAGTCTCTCAGTATGATTCGCCAGCTTCTTCGTAGCTCTAGCTTGTTCATAAATTGCGTCCGCAGCATTCTGAATACCTGCTGCTTGTCCACTAAGCTTTTCTTCATGCTTTACAAATGTCCCAAGCTTACCATTGACATTGCCAAACGAAGTATTTAAATCTGCAATAGCAGTAGCCATATTCTTAACAGAATTGGCTGCAGCATCAGTTGACCCAGCAATCTTTGCTGACTCTTGCACAAAATACTGCAAATTAAGAACAAGATTATCACTAGCACCAGCGGCTTTAGCCATATTCTTAGCTAATTTGTCAAGCCTTCCATTTACCGAATTAGCATCACCAACAAGACCAATCGCTCTTGCTGCACTATCTGCACTATCTTTTATATGGATAAGAGCAGAGACAAACTTACCAGCCATTTTTTTTGCTTCATCCATACGATGTTTTAAAGTAATAATATAATTACCTAAATCATCTAAAGCCTGTTTTTGAGCAGTAAAAGTTAATTGCACAGCGTTTAACTCTGAAGCCATTTGCCGATAAGCTGAAGAAAGAATTCTCATAGCGGTAAGCTTTTTTTGCTGCGCGGCGGTGAAAAGATTTGTTTGACCAGATAAAGTTTCCGTTGAGGTTGTTAATTTGTTTTGCCATTTAAATAAATTAGCAAGCCTTCTAATACCATAAGATTCGCTACCTCTATCTTGCAGTCTTTGCGATTTTTTAAGAAGTTTCTGAAACTCTTTATTTGTTCCTTTAAAGAAAAATGTTTGGTCACTTATACGAGAAAGCTTCTTGCCAAACTTATCAAGATTATTCAAACCAGCTAAAGTATCCGACGCAATAGAAATACCACCTAAACCAAATATTCTGAGCTTACTTATCATGCCAACAAATCTAAACGCAGCACCACCAGCAAGACCTAAGATTTGAGTAAGGTTTGAGAAAACAGAGATAATAGGACCAAGAGCAGCAGCCAAAAGTACGATACCAGACAAAAACCTTCTTGACCCCTCATTCATATTTGTGAAGAAGTTAGCAATAGATCTAATCGTAGGCATCAAAGCTTCAAGAGCAGAGACAAGATCAGGAATAAGAGTTCTGCTGATAGCTTTAAATGTCTCTTTAGCTCTAGACAACTTCACAGCGGGGGTTTCAAGCGCTCTATCAACCTCTTCATTAAATGCTCTGATAGCCTCCTCAGTACCCAAAGCCTGAGCAAGGATGACCTTACCAGACTGCGATGTTATCAAGTCAAGGATATCTGAGTCTTCACCGAATTCTTTTTTAAGTTTGTCAAGAGCTACACCCTGACCTTCAATTATAGCTCTATATAGTGCGGTTCCGCCCTTTTCAAAACCTGCTGCATATTCATCGGCAACAACTCTTCCAATTTTACCAAGTCCTGCAATATCTGATGCACTAAACTTTCCTCCCTCAACGATTTCTGCAAGCCGACTCTGCTGCCCCGCATCAGCAACGGTTTTATTAATTGAATCAACTATTACAGTCGCTATCTTGTTGGCGGTAGAAGTGCGCTTTAAAAGCTCTTCCTGGAAGATACCAAAATCATTCATTGCGGCGAGCATACGAGAACCCTGACGGACGCCGAAAAGCTCAGCAAACAGCTCTAACGCACCAAGCTCACCTTTTTGCTCTTTTAACTTAACAAAAGCTTTAGCAAACTCAGATATATTCTCAATACCAACACCGGTTGTATAATTGAATTCACCAATAGTTCTATTCAAATAAGCTAATGTGTTCTGGTTTTTGATAGTTGGAGCTACAAGTCTTTGCAAAGAGACTTTGAGGGAGTTCGCTGAAGCTCCAGTCTCAAACCCTGACGCCAACATTGGTGCAAAAAGAGCCGCTGCTTCACCCAAAGTAAGACCAAATTGAGTTGTAACAGCTTGCATTTCAGGGATGCCTTTTGCTAGCTTCTCAAGGGTTACAACTGTATTATTCTCAATGACGTTAAACAATGCAAGAGCGCCAGTTACCTGATCTACTGCAAGTCGATACTGGTATGAGCTTTGTTCAGCAGCGCTGAGTAGGCTAATTTGCTCTTTAAAAGCCTTATTTTGATTCTGAGCAGTAATGGTGTTTTGAACAAGAGATTGGACAAACTCACGAGACTGAGTCATATCGACATCGCCAACTTTTTCAACAATAGCTGCCAATTCGACAAGATCACCAATGACATCAGTACCAGAAATACCAACAGTGGCAAAGTCTGCAGCCACAGCTTGCACAAGCTCTCTTGCTACACCATATTTATAACTTACATTATCAAGCTTTTTACTAAACGCATCGTAAGCATTCCCTGTACCTATGATTACCTCAGTCCATCCTTCGGATGTCTTTTTAATCTCTACAATCTCAGCACTCTGTGCTTTCAAAGCTTGGACAGCATCTCTGCCAACAATTTTCTCAAATCTAACAATTTCAGTTTCAAGCTTCTTAAAGCTATCAAGACCAATCCTAAAGAACTGAACTAAAGGCAAAGTCAACCCAATAGTAAGGTTTCTACCTACATATTGAAGGTTCTTACCGATATTTAGAACGTTCTTAGCAAGAGATTGGGAATCCCGCAGCGCAGCAGTAAAGCGTATAGCTCGCGCTGAACTCTGAATATTCTTAAGATTCCTTGCAGTGGCAAGAAGTGAGGCATTAACCTCTTTAGACTGACCATTAAAAGTTTTCAGTCCAAATGTCAACTTATTAAATCTAGCAGCATTCAATTCTTTAGAGTAAACAGAATTAAATTCCTGCGCCTGCTTCTTAGCAAGACGAAGATTGCTTGAAAGAACGGCAGCGTTTTTAGATGCATCTAACAGATTCTTTGCATAGACTTTTTGTCCATCAGAGCCTATACCAAGAGCTGAGTTGAGAGCACGCTGAGACTTCTCATAGTTTCTTGTTACGTCATTAACACGATCAATTGTGGTTAAAAGATTTCGTAAATTACCAGAAAGGCTATCAAGCTCCTTATTCAAGAAGCCTTGCATATGGGCATTTACAAGAATGTCATAATCAGCCATGCACCACCTACCTCATCAATTATGTCATAACTATTTACTTTCAGCAACGCTATAACCTAGACCAAATGGCAAAGATCGAATCTCACCAGCACTCGCCGCCTCTTCAGGTTCAGGCTCATACCAATCTTCATTCATATCAACATCAGCACCTTGAGCAGCCGCAGCAATTTTCATGTTTGTTGCAACTTCATTAACCGACGCTCTGTACAGCAAAAAAAGCTCTTCAAGTGTGAGGATGCTTTCAATCTCAATAATTGATTTCCAGGCCCCACACCTGACGAGCAATTCTGCTTCATATTTAAGGAGAGGAATATCTTCCCAAGCAAGACCCTCTATAGAGTCTTCTTCCTCTCCGGTCAGAGAGAAGGGTCTGAACCCATAGCCGCAGACATGACTTCACCAAAGCTGCGAAGATCAAGAATATCTTCCAGAGCTTCTGGGTCATTTGCGATATCTGGGTCTACCTGACGAAGAGCAATACCAGCGGCGCGGACCATGAGGTCAATATCCTCATCACTCATCCCGCCCTCGGTATTCAAATCCTGCACAGCCTTCATAAATTCTCTTAGTTGACGAATGGTTAGAGGCTGAATAGTACGCTCAACACCGTCAGCAAACAAAATGGTGCGACCACCAAGGATATCCTTATTCTTAGACATTTAAAATTTCTCCTTTATATTGAAAAAGCACAATGGCTCCATATGATTATATCACACATGGAGCCATTGTACCGATTAAGTTATTTTAATTACGATCAGTCGTCGTCAATAATCTTGCCATACTCGTAGCCGACATCTTCAGTCTTTGGAAGAATACGGAATTCCACGGCAAAAGTCGAAGCCTCATCGCGCTTCATATTTAGCTGGGTTGACGCCATCGAAATAGCGCGCTTGGTGTAGAACTTGCGCTCCTTGGTAACAGAAGCGGTATGACCTGGGGCCTTACCAGTGATAACCAAAGCCTTCTCGTAAGGAGTAACACCCTGGCTTGCAAAGTTGAAAGTTGTGGTGTTAGCCCCGTCTTGAGCTGCTGAGATATCAGTTGAGCCATAGTTCCAAGCATGAGTAAGGTTGGTAAGAGTAGCCTCTGCGAGAGTGGTCTTAACCATAACCTTGACGCGGGTCTGAATAATCTTAGCCGCATCGCCGTATTGATCGATCTCAATGTCAACCATATCTGGCTCCCATGAAATCTCAACACCATTCTGAGTAGCGCCAATGTCATCGAAAGCATCCATTGCTGCGATGTCAGTTGCGTTAGCGCTATCATCGATTTGAATCGTAGCCTCACCGACTACGATGTTTGACACATTAACTGCCATTTTAAATCCTCCTATTCAAGGACAAATATTTTTTTGCCCTTCTTATCACGCCATCTAGCGATTCTCATAGCTACATCTAGTGGTATTTCGTCCTGTCTTTTACCGATCCCGACGCCTTTTTGCCATTCGAACTCGTATGTGTTTCTTCCAACGCGAGCCAGAAAACCCCCACCGGACTTTGCTATGTATGTGATAGTAGTATACTTCATATGTCTTTATAATACCACAAGTTACACAGAACAAATCCTGAAATCAAGATTCATCCTGTACCAGCCGACTTTTTCTAGTGGGGCAACAAGGTTAGATGAAATCATATACGAATACAGTAATCTAACATCAGTACCATCAATACCGCCAGGGGCGCTTATATTATCGGCCCGCCCTAAAACTTCGATCATCCGTTCGGAAATCTTAAAAAGCCTATCCACATCAGTATCAAATATTGAATATCTTACATAATCATTCCGCTTCCACCATATATCAGCGGACTGTACGAATGGATTATAATAATAAACGACAAATGGGGCAGGTTCATCATCAGTTGCTACCACAGGGAAAAAGTTCATAATTTTGCCAGCAATTGTCTGCAATGTCGAATCATTCTTGAAGAATGTATTGACATCATAGACAGGCATATAATCAATAGACAAAACCAACACCTCCAACTTCAGCTCTGAATGCTATTCTAGCATTCAAGTGAATTCTTGTCTTTGCAAACTCACCAATCTCATGGCCATGATGGTCAATAAACCATTGATACAATCTCATCTTCTCCTCGCTCCCAAGAGTTTCAGAAGTGGGTGAGATTCTAATATTCATTACCGACTCATCAATAATCACATCAAACCATGAAGATTTTTCTCCAAACATATTCTGAAGGAGTTCTTCGACATCTTTTTTAGTTATTCTCATAGAATCCTGCATTGCGCTTATCAATTGGATTGTAGTAGCATTAACTTGATCAATTTTCTTTGGAATTCTATGTTTTATCTCAATCACAGCTTCTCCACAACACGACGAAGAATTGCACAGACATGATGCCTTTTCCCGCCCCATCCGAATTTCGGCTGCAAAGCCACTATCTCATATGGGCCTTCCTCTATAACATTTCCGTATCTATCTTTTATGTTTTGAATACGGTTGTCGTAAGTAATGTATTGAGAATTAGATTCCGGAACAATGGCCTCATAGACAGCAATATTTTCGACATATGGAGCAAGCCGTCTGTCTCCGCCAGTCGTTTGTGTGCTTGGTGATTGAAAATGAAGCGGCACAGTATCAACTTTTGTAAAAGTGGCTACTTTTTGACCTGCATTATTAGTCACAACACTTTTTTGATATATATCACAGGTTTGAACAAATCTTAAATATGAACTGTATGCCATTATATTATATAATCCATAATGAACATCGTATAATCCATAAGGAGAACATCTGCTTCAATGTTGCCTGTTGATTCATAAAAGCTATTATTCATCCTGAATTTTACGATATCCATATCGACCTCGTATATCCCGTGTCTTCTATACTCTGAGTCACCATTCATCAAGTCAGCAATTATTAATTCTGCAGCTTGCTTGACATTAGATGGAACGTACCTCCATCCAAAATCTCCTTCAATTTTGTAATCAGAACCGTTTTTAAAGTATTTGCTCATCAACCTTGATGAGTTTGTTTGAACAGATTCACTCTTGAATCTTATATAATAAGAACTTTCAAAATTAAATGGCTGTCTTACTTTTTCAATATTTACAAGACCAGCATTAGTATAATCATGAATCACTTCAGAATCAGAATCGCCATTATTCATCGTAACTTTTCTCAATACTGTAATAGGGATAGGTAAATGCAAGTTGCTATGATTATAACCATCTAAAGTAATACTTTTGTTTTCGTAAAAATCAAAACTCTGGCCACAAAAGGTATTTATTATATTTCTAGCTTTGCCTTCATACAAATCAAACTTAGAAACAAAACTTGAAAGCTCTGGGTGCTGAAGGACAAAATCCCCCCACCCCAGGTACGGTGTGTATACGTTTATGTACTGTGACTGAGTGTATTCGGTAGAGCTTATTGAATATGCGAAATCTGCACGATACTTACCGGCAGAATTTAAGACGTATATACCAGAGGCCTCCTGACCGAAAGTAACGGTATAAACACCATCAGACACCCTTGTTGCAGAAACTCCTTCTTTTACAACATCACCAAACTCATGCGTCAAAGTGACACTGACTGCATTTGAATCAGCATCAGATGGCAATGTCAGAGTAAGCGTTTTAGAGTTGTTTATTTTAACATCATCCATTTAATCCTCCTCAACAAGCGCATTCATCACAACCGCAATCGCAATGATCAGTGCAAAAACACCCACAACCGCAATTTTTAGTTCTCATAGAATCTCCTTAAATATATATCAATTATACCCAATATTTGACTAGATGGACAGAGTAAGAAGATATAACAACAGAAACAACAAAAACCGCACATATTGTGCGGTTTTTGTTGTTCAACTATGAACAATAGATCAGATATTGAACATTGACTTCCATGTCTTAAAGTCAACAGTTCCAGTAACAACAAGACCGTGTTCTTGTTGCCAAGTCCTAACTTTATCGCGAGTATGACGATCAAAAGCGCCATTGACTTCAATACCTATAGCTCTCTGAATAGCTTCAACAGCATCGAAATCTTTTGACCCAAGACCGATGTTTACACCATTCCATGAGGCAGTCGTAGACGTTTTGACATTTGGAACAGTTTTAAGCTCAACCTCGAAATCGACTACAGAATCGGCATCATCAGCATCAGGAATTTCATCTTCACCAATGACAGTATCGACAGTATCTAAATCATCGGACTCAGAAAAATCTGAACTTTTGCGATCCCATCTTTTCGAATAAGATTTCTCCATAATATCCTCCTATGAATGTATTAAAATTATATCACAATATTGATAAATTAAGAAAGAACCCACTGATTTGAGTCCTCATCCCAAACATATTCTTGACCGTCATCAGGATAGGAAACGGGTGCCTCCCATAAGCATGTATCTTCATTCAATACCCATGACTCAAAAGGTTTTGGTGGAATAAAAGCGTCTCTTATTTCATCATATGAAAAACCTATACCTGCATAATTCTTCCTAAAAGGCGTACCGCCATAAATATGCTGACCTGCGCGGGTGTTGTAAGAAGTTCTTTTACAAACACTGCCACGGAAATCTCCATATACCTGCTCCCAGTCACCTTCTAATTCATCGTTACCAACTATGACTTCAGTTACTATATTATTTTCATCTATGAATGCGTAATGTGCCATTTTATACTCCCCACTTAGTAGACAAATATGTTATAATTTCATTCATTTCATTAGATGTTAGACTTATATCAAAAAGAACAATTTCAGCAATTATTGCATCTGCCGGAACAGTTTGAAGCCTATTACCAACAAAGAATGTAGCGGTAGTGGTCAATTCAGGGAAAGTCTGTGTCCCAACCGAGACTCCATTAACAAAAGCCTCTGCATTGCCAGCAGATGAAACTGTAGTTGAATATATATACGGGACGGTAGTCGAAATTGGACCGGTTGTATCAAGAAGATAATACGTTCCTGAAGCTCTATGGATCGTATGCCTATTTGTGCCCGATCTAGTATCGCCATAGATTGTGCGGAAGTTATTAGCATCTGTAGTAGTACTGACTAGCGCCGCAAGGCCAGGGGTAGCACCGCCGCCACCGCCATCATGCTGAAACACAACAAAAGCAGTCATTTCGCCGCCCATGATATTTGCAGAAGTCTTCTGCATCTCATCAGAGGCTCCATCAAAATCAATAACATTCAAACCATTCAAAGTTCTTGTGCCAGTAGTGGGCTGATACGCAGACGTGGGCTGAGTTACAGAGTTGCCACTACCAGACAGGTCGTCCCATTGAGAAACTTTTCCAGAAGATGCAGTAATAGTTGAAGCATTTGAAGCGTCTAGCCATAAAATCATTCCAGATACTGGCTCAGGACCGCCATCAGTTATCGTCCAGCCATTAGCTGCTGAAGTAAGAATAGATCTAGCAGTAGTTGCTTCGCCAAAAGAGTATTGGCTATTCCCGCCGCCGAATAGAACATTAGGCTGAACGGATTGTGCAGCCCAGCCAATCAGAAGAGCTTCGTAGTTAGCCGCAGAAAGAGTGACACCAGCAAACATATCATTTGCAAACAGCAGAGATGTAACATCCCAACTGCCGAGATTTTGATCAAAAGACGTAGCATTATTAAACATAAGCACCATGTTTTCAACGCTTGATGTATCCCAAGAAGAGATATCCTGGTTAAATGAAGTCGCAGTATGAAAAGCTGCATACATGCCAGTTATTGATGATGTATCCCAACCGCTAATATCTTGGTTGAAAGACGTAGCGTCACGGAACATCCCTTGAATAGTCGTAACAGCAGAAGTGGTAGGCAACGATGTTGGAACCTGTGTCAGGTTTGCACAACCGCGGAAAGCAGTTACCAGCGATGTCAAACCGATTTCACCGAACGACAAGCATTTAGTAAGCTCTGGACGGGTGACATTGGCACCAAAGCCTGTTAAAAGTCCGAATACTTTAACTGTATACTCACCATCTGAATCATAAGTATGAGTTTTAGTGCCCACAGTTGTATATGAATCATATGTTCCATCGCCCCAATCAATAGTGCAGCTCACAGTACCTTCCAATGGCATTTCTATAGTCGTATCACCTAAAGAAGTATCAAAAACCAACACCATTGGAGAACTAGAAGAAACAGGCAAAAATGTAATATTTCCGGTACCAGCCGTAATAGTAGTCACATTATCGTTTTCAATATTAACAGTGGTGCCAGTCAAGCCTGAATAAAGAATAGGAACATAGGAATCTGGATACCGCAAAATAACCACACCAGACCCACCAGCGCCAGGGGTCTGGCCATTCGTACCACCACCACCGCCGCCAGTGTTAGCATCACCATCAAGACCATCACTCGTTGTTCCACTACCGCCACCATCAACAGCCACACCGTAACCAGCAGTGTCATTACCACCACCGCCACCACCACCACGACGGACTATAGATCCGGTTATCCTGGAAGCAAGCCCCACACCACCATACGCTTGAGCACCAGTGGTATTACCATTTTGACCAGGCCCGCCAGCGCCACCGCCACCACCAGCATCCGTCACATAATTTCCACCCGCATAACCCTGATTAACAGTACCAGCAGCCCCAGTGGTATTGCCAGTACCAGCACCACCACCGCCACCACTACCACCAACCGTAGGAACCCCAACGGTATTGCCACCACCATGACCACCACCTTGTGATCCAATTATAATAAATTCAGACAGTGAACCATTAACATTAGCAGCACCACCCGCACCGACAGTAACATTATAAAGTTCACCGGGGTTAAGCGTGACCGCCTCCTCAACAGAAGAACCACCACCAGAAACACCAACTATAACAGGAGCAAACTCATAAACTCTCACATGACCATTATCAACCCCACCACCGTCGTTAAGGAAACCACCAATAGCAAGACGGTCACCATTCGATGATAAAGCAACAGAGCGACCAAACCGATCATATTCGGCCTCACCGTCAATATCAGAACCAACTTGAACCCAAGAAGAACCGTTCCAGTCAAAAACTCTCACATGACCACTATCAAACCCACCACCGTCGTTCAAACTAGCTCCTACAGCTAAACGATTACCATCGGACGATAAAGCAACAGAAACTCCAAACTGATCACCAACATCCTCACCGTCAATATCAGAACCGGCCTGCACCCAAGCAGAACCGTTCCAGTCAAAAACTCTCACATGACCAGAGTCTGTTCCGTTACCGTCGTTCGAAGCAGCTCCTACAGCTAAACGATTGCCATCGGACGATAAAGCAACAGAAACTCCAAACAGATCGCCAGCAACCTCACTGTCAATATCAGAACCGGCCTGCACCCAAGCAGAGCCGTTCCAGTCAAAAACTCTCACATGACCAGAGTCTGTTCCGTTACCGTCGTTCAGATAAGCACCCACAGCTAAACGGTTACCATCGGACGATAAAGCAAGAGCATATCCAAACCAATCACCAGCAGCCTCGCCGTCGATGTCAGAACCAACTTGAACCCAAGAAGAACCGTTCCAGTCAAAAACTCTCACGCTACCAGCATCTACACCACTACCGTCATTCCTATCGGCCCCCACAGCAAGACGATTACCATCAGACGATAGATCAAGGTAGCGTCCGAACCGATCATCTGCGGCCTCACCGTCAATATCAGAACCGGCCTGCACCCAAGCCGAACCGTTCCAGTCAAAAACTCTCACGCTACCAGCATCTACACCACTACCGTCATTGAAGATAGCACCAACAGCAAGACGGTCACCATCAGACGATAAAGACAAGTAACGTCCAAACTGATCACCAGCAGCCTCACCGTCAATATCAGAACCGGCCTGCACCCAAGCAGAGCCGTTCCAGTCAAAAACTCTCACGTTACCAGCATCTACACCACTACCGTCATTCAAAGTAGCTCCTACGGCAAGACGGCCACCATCAGACGATATATCAACAGTAAATCCAAACCAATCATATTCGGCTTCACCGTCAATATCAGAACCTAACTGACTTAATGTGCCAGTGTAAAAAACAGACTCATAAGAAGTTCTATAACCTCCAGCACCACCACCGCCACCATCATTACCAGCACCACCGCCACCACCGCCAGCAATAACAAGATACTTAACAATAAGATTAGGCAAACTACCTTGTTGTCTTAATACCGAAGAAATTAAACTAAAAAAACTCACAACATCCTTCCAATACTATTCGTATAGATCTAACGATGGTGGCGGATCACACGGCGCACCCAGCCCATCCGAATACGCAGCTGCAATATCTGACTCCACCGGAGCGCGCCAGTCATCAGCAGAGACTTCCAAAACAGATGTATACGCAGTAGTGTGCTGTTTGTCCGGAGCAAGCTCTCCGGTAGCAGAATTGACACCTATACGTGGTAAATTTAATCCTTCCACAACAGTCTGATGCCAGTTATCAAATGCCTCTTGACTTATCCAAGTGAAATAATTCATAATCCTATCCCTTTTTTATTTGTCCAACAGAAGCAGTAACAAAAGAAGTAAGACTCACGAAGTGCCTCCAAATACAGATATTGTGCTGGCCCCTGTGAAAACTACCATCATCCCCTCAGACTCAGCGATAGTTGTATTTGCACCATTAACAGTAAGACCTGTAGTCGATAAAGTCAAACCACCAGCCCCGGTTGACTGAAGCAAAAACCAGTCACCAGTAGAGAATGTACCAGTAGGCACTGTGACCGTGACAAGGGTAGCATTGCTATATTGTGTAAGCTTCCAAACATCACCGGCAGCAAGTGTATCTGTTGTGCCAGTTACCACGGTGTTTATTTCTACGCTTGGATCAACTGCACCAGATTCAATACCGTCAAGTTTTGAACCATCTGAGGCGACATCTCTGCCATCAACAGTCCCGCCAACAATAATATTGCCGTCAATATCAGCGTTCTCAAGGACTCGGATTGCATTTTTATTGCCAGATAAATTCCTTATCATGCAACGTACTCCACTCCACTCACTGCTAGCGTCAAATTAGAATCTACAGGATCATAGTATATAGAATCTCCAGCATTCAAAACAAGAACAGTATCAGAAACAACAACATCATTAGCAGGGACAGTTAAGCTGCTCATGACCTTGTTATTCGCCCCAGCGGAACCGCTAGCCGGAATAATATTCAAAGAAAAAGTTTTATCAGTCGCAGCAGTATTGCAAACATTTATAGTTCTAACAATTGAATACGATCCAACATTAGACGAGACAGTATAAACGTTCGAAGCAGTATCGTTCCCTATATATAAAAGCTTTGGTGTAATATTAGCCATAAATTAGCCTCCTATACCACTCCATAAAAGAATGGAATTATCAAAAGTTATATCATTCATGCTTTGAACCGCTTCAGCGTCAAGAACATGATCGACTCTGGCACCAGAAGAATGAGAGGAGGCAGAGGTTCCATCGTAACCCCTAATCAAAGCTGTTATAGTATTGCCGCTTCTTGAAGAACAGAGTATCTTCTCTTCAGCAGGAACGCCTTTATCAACAACAATCACAAATGGATTAACTGTGCCTAACGGATACGTGCTACCATCGGTGACAGGTATGGCTGTATCAACATCTGAAATCCCAGACGATAGATCAGTCTCTTCTACGGCTCCGCTAAATTCTCTTCTTTCCATATCGATCCTTAGTCAATAGAAACAACTATATCACCAATCTGCGCTCTAAAGATATCGCCCGCATCTAGCGTTTTATTAGTTGTCAGAGTTCCATAAACAAGAAGATTACCCCCTGTTGATGCATCCAAAAGCCCTACAGCGACAACTGTGCAAGCTGGCATATTGGTAAAATCTATATTTGCATCATTAGCTGCAGAACCACCTGACGCTGCGCCGAAAGTAATAGCCTTCCTAACATAGGACCCCCCGGTGACTTCGGTGCCACCACCAGTATCAGTGGGTGCAACTGTATACAATGCAAGATAAACATTAGAAGGCATCGTGTACGCCCCGGTTCCTAGAAAGTGATCAAGAAGTTCATTTTCTAGATAATTGCTTAAGTTTCCAGCCATCAGGTATTCTCCTTATAATATTCTTCTAATTCTAATTGAGTAGGAAGTCTAAAATTATCAAAACTCAAAAGATGATCCGCTTCCTCTTCATCGATCTCATAAATTCGCTTATCTCTAGTAAAGCGAATTCCTTCTTTTGTCGAATAAGCCGACCCACTAGAAAAGAAAACAAACTTCTTCCCATTAGATGCCTTCGCAACTGATTTATCAGGAAGCGGTGACTTTTCAACAACAGGAGCCTCTTCACTTGAAACGACATCACTTTCAACGACCGGCTCAGAATCAATCTTTTTCGCAGCCGCCTTCTTGGCGGTCGTCTTCTTAGCAGCAGCCTTAACTGGTTTAGAAGATTCAGGCAGATCAGTTGACTTAATTACATTATTACTCATATCACTCATAATATCAATATTACCATAAAACTGTTTATAAATGAGAATAGCGGGGGGAAAACCCCCCGCCATCCACATAGGACTGATAACTATAACGGCCCTAAGATCAAGCGCTACGAAGCTTAACGTTCTTAGCGATGACGTAGCTGTCTGCGTTCTCAATGTTCGCAGCGACACGCATGTACTGGGTGTACTCAATCGTGTCAGTCTTTGGCTGGAACTGACGGTAGACAGTGATGTCACGATGCAAACCAACAACCCGGTTATTGGGGAAGGTAAGCTCAACGTAACCGTGTGAACCGGCTGCACCTGAGTAGTCACCAGTCTCGGCCTCTGGCATCAGAGGAACCTCAACCAGCGGAATGCCGTAAGGAGCAAGACCAGTTGCACCAGCGCCACCATTTGCACGCATGGCACCATTCAGGAAAGCCATGTCGCCAGTGGTCGAACCTGGGCTTGGGGCACCAGCGGAAGCCTCAGTGGCAGAGTTGGGGTTCTGGAGCGAATAGATCGCATCCTGCACCACACCAGGGCCAGTGAAGAACCGAAGCTCGTTACGACGCTGCAAGTACTTGTTTGGAAGGTTACGCAAAACACGATCGAAAACTGAACGTGAAATGTTGTCACCGGCCTCATCAACGGTAGTGCCGCTGGCGAGGGCGAGCTTGACGAAACCGTCAAGAGCCTTCAGGAGAGTGTTTGAAGACGAGGTGTTGCCATTGATGAGAAGGTCATCAAGATCGTTAGCGGTCTGGCGAGCCATGACCTGAGCGAGATGATCCTCAAGAGAAGCACCCTCAATGTTGTCTTCAAGAGACTCAGTTGAGATTTCCCAGTCAAGACGAAGCTTGACGCTGGAAAGTGAAACCTTCGAGAAGGTTACGGCTGCATTTGAACCGTCATCGGTTGCCTCAGTAGCCTTCCGCATGATGCGGCTACCGACCGAAAGCTTGTCGATATCCATGCTTGATGCACGCATACGGACAACACGGCTGTTTTGCATAAGAACAGACTGATCCACGACGAAATCTAGGAAGCGATTAGACTGTTCAGCGTTAAGGAGGCCACCGGAAGCGCCACCAACAACTGAGGTGGTTACTTCGTTAGCCTTTGATAGAATTTCTTCTTGAGTTGCCATTTTATTATATCCTCCTAATCACGACTCATAGCCAAGAGCCTTGACTAGCTCTGCTGGCAGATAAACATTATTCCAGAATGGCTTAGGAGCAGACTTGACAAGCGCATCTTCCCCTTCCTCATCGTCGTCTGGATCGACGCTCTTCTTTACGGCACCAGCGGTAGCAAAAGCTTCCACCTTAGCAGTTTGCTCAGCAAGAGCTTCTTCGGCAGAAGCAAGCTTCTGCTCCAACTCTTCACGCTGAGCGTCAGCGCTCTTGGTTACTTCTTCAATCTTCGCATCCATAGACGCTTCAACCTCTTCTTTTAGAGAAGCGGCGAAGTCGGTAAGCTTCTGATCAAAGACCGAACCTAGAGCATCTTTTAGAATTTCAATATCCATTTGATCCTCCATTTGGTCGATATCCGCTTCAATCTCAGTTTGAGTTGAAGCATCTTCAATTTCGACAGACTTTTCAACGACTGCCTCTTCGTCAACCATTAACCAGTTGACAAATCTTTTTAACAAAGAAAGTTTGACTTCAGCAGACGTATCCACATTTGATACCTTAGCATAATTTTCATCATTATGCAAAGATTTCTCAACATCTTCAAGGGTCAAACCCTCTTCATTAAGAACTTGTTCCAACATTTCTTCCATATCGGTGAACTCCTTAATAATATCATCATTACATACCCCGCAACCGCATGAGCATGAGATTTCTTTCTCAAAATCTGAATTTTCAAATTTCCTTGTGCAATTGTCTAATTGACGAACTTTAGACCTAGCCCAAACCCATCCAGGTGTGCCACCCCAAAGATTCCATGCAATTCTCCCATTAGATGGATAACCATCATCACCAGGATTTGCCCCTTCAGCTTTAAGATCAACAGCATGTCTAGGAAAGTATCTAGCTACTTTTCTAACAAATTCTGGAGAAACAGATCCGCCGCGGGCAAGCCTTCTAGCCGACCCCATACCAACACTTGTTCCACCACGACCATGCTCACGCCTCTGCCGCAGACCTACTTCTGCCATCTTACGAACAGACTCAGGAATAGTTAAATCGATATCATTACAATCGATCTTAAGAATATAATCAAGATGATCTGACTGATCAAACTTTACAATATCAATAACGGCCGCAGGATTAGCTGGATTGTCTACCAAACTCAACTCTCCAAGCTCGTATTTCTTGATAATAGAAACAGGCTTACCGCGGAACATCTTTGTCGTATCTTCTTCCTTTTGAAGAATCCGACCACCAACAGAAAATGATCTCAATGTACCATCAAGAACTTTTTCCCAAGTATCTTGAGCACCTTTTGAGACATAAGCCTCAACTTGCATTGCATTGTATTCAACACCATCATCGCCTTTTATTTTAATTGGCTTATAGCTAATAGCTTTGCCAACAGCGATTGGTGCGTGCATCTCGCGGATATTGCCAGTCCAGTTTTTGAAAGCTTCAACAGAAGCCTCAAAGTCAATCAAATCTCCAGCTTTATCAACATTGTCAGCAGTTGCAATGCCAACAACAATACGTTGCTCCTTCTTGATCATATCAATCGGGAAGCTAAGATTTAAATCTTCCATAGTGAATATAGGATACCACAAATATTGTTTAAAAAGTAAAATTTATCTATCTAAACTAGATTAAGCTGTGGCCAGCACATCAATAACGACATGGCATGATTTGTGGGTATAAACATTAATTGATCCATCACTCATAACCGGAACCCAGACACCATTAGCAATGGTCACACCTTTAGTGTAGTTCATATGTGAAGAGTCGGGACGATTACCATCCCCCCATGCAGTCAGGTAACCAGATCCATCTGGATTAACGGCAACAATATTAATAAAGGCAGCTTTCGCATTCGCCACTTTAATCTTTCTAGTCTCACCAGCTTTATGCACAGAGCCGCTTCTTGAATCATAAGCTCTATGCGGTTTATTTACTATCATTTCTAAGTCTTCTCCTTTTGGTATTAGCATTCCATGTTGTATATATACTTCACTACCTGGAATTGGATAATTAGAGACTGGATCGGGGCACCCAGCCCTCATCCAGCCCAGATGTCCGTCGATCTCAATCGGCTGCATATGCCAACTTTCAGTTGAAACATTTGCATGAACACCATACTTTTTTGACCAATCTGAATACTGAACAGGAACTTCTGACCACTTAGGAGCACGATGCACCTTCCCAGGATTTCTCACAACAAGATCGACAGCAGAAAATTTAATCAATCCGGAAGCAAACTTTTGATATTGATGAAAACTTTTACCTTCAGGGGCAAAGCCTGGCTTATCTGGTTGAGCACCAGTATCTCTCCAAGATCCGCCAATGCCAACATTTCCATTTTGATCAACAAGCCATTTCTTTAAACGTCTTGCAAATTCTGGATGCATCTTGTCAAGATGATGCTCAGCAAAAAGCTCGTCTATAGTAACAAGACGAGATCCATATCTTGTCGGGTATAAAACTCCACTCATAAATATATTATACACTATTCCTTAAATAGATCAACATTAAAGAACTTTAACATCACCAAGATACGCTGCGGAAACAGCCAAGTCTCCCAAATAAGCTTTTGTAACAGTAAGATCTCCAAGTGCTATATTGGAATCTCCTAGAAAATTTAAAGTTTGAGGAAGACTAATATAGCTGGCTGGGCTACCATTACCATTACCTGTCGTTGTGTCGTCGTTGCCACCCCAGAGCAGGGTGTTCTGATACGACTGCGCCTTCACTTGCGCGGACGTGTACCACACCTCCAGCACCAGCCGGTCGCTTGCTTGCAGCGTGAACGACCCGAGGCTTGCCGTGAACGATTCAACGCTGGTCGTTGTCGTCCACTCGGACCCCAACTGTTGAGCGGCGTCGAAGATGTACGAGGCGACCGCACCCGACCGCCAGATGTAGAGCGACGCTGCCGTGTAAGCGTCGGCGCGGGAGTTGCTCTGCTGGTTGCCGACGAACATCGTCCACGTCTGCGCTGAAACGGTCTGCGCTGCAAGCGGCTCAGACACCCAGACGGCGAACAGGCCGGACTGGCGGGCGGTTTGCGCCGCCGTCACCCGAACGAGGCTGTTGAATGACGACGTCGGGTTGATCGTCTCGGAGAGCGACCCGTACACAGTCGCCCGAGACGTCAACTGGTTCCCGGTTACATCAGTACCCCACGGCAACGCAATCGATTGCGTCGTATTGCCAGGCCCGTCGTCGGGCGTGATCGACCGCCAGTAGAACGTAGTCACGGCAGCCACTCACCAGCGAGAAGGCATCCCTGCGCCGGGTTCGGCAGGCCGTCGGGCGTCAGTGGAATGTCACGCCGCTGATCGTAGCCCTCTTCGATGCACGCGCCCGGTTGGCCGGGTTCGTCGTACCAGCGAACGGTGCGTGTCCACTCGTCGCTCGTCCCATCCAGATAGATGCGAAGGTTGGTGAACGTGACGGGTTCGCCGTCAATCGCAGCGGGCGGCATCTCGCACGCCCCGCAGGCGTTGCAGGTGCCCGTGATACGCCACCGAAGCCCGTCAGTGTTCTCATACTCCCACACATCATCATATTGCGCAGTTACCCACGTTGTCGGATCTTCTGTTGGTGTAGTCATAGCTTAGCTCGTAATCAAGTATAGCCGCCCAGCGGGGCGACCCGATCCCAACGCATCATAAGATGCTTGACTTATTTCAACAATATTATCAACATCGGAACTTGTGATAGCAGCATCAATTATGGCACCGTCAGCAGCAATGTCGCGACCGTCAACCGTGCCCGTAACAGTGATGTTTCCGTTAATCTCAGCATTGCCAACAACATCAAGCTTTGCCGATGGACTAGTTGTCCCAATACCGACATTTCCACCAGCTTCCAATGCCAATCTGGCAGCAATACCGGTTTCGACAAAGTGAAAGTGTTTACCAGCAGCGCTTGGTAGAGACTCGTAGTGCCAAGATGAAATACCATTCTCTCCAAAGTATTGAATCGCGTAACCGCCAGATGGAGCGTCAATCATGGCAGCTGCATTACCTGAAGAAGACGAAACTTCAAAGTTGGCCGTACCGTAAACAGAAGAGGCGTTGATAGCTACCTTATTGTTGACGGAATCTACAAACAAAGTATTTGTATCAACTGTAAGACTCCCAGAAACGTTTAGAGAAGTGGCGGTTCTAGTCCCATCAACCAAAAGGTATTGGGTATGATCATCATCTGAAAGACCAGATAAAGAACCATGATCAACACTTGCCGCGCTCCAAGCCGTCCCATTCCATACCCACGTTTTGCCGCTGGATGTGAAAACATCATTCAAAGACGGAGAATCTGGAAAATTAACTGCCATTCTGTACCTCCTCCCAAGCTAGAACTTCATCAATAAGTTCTTGCTGAGACACCCCGGTTAAATTAGCTGCATCTTCTAAAGACCACAAACCCAAAGCAGCATTCAAAGCTCCAATTAAAGGAAGCCCAGATAAAGGGATATGAGGGACATCAACAACCTCTGAAGACAGCAAATTACCCTCAGAATCCCAAACTTCATTAACGTCTTGTCTCATTAGTAAACCATCCTAGTGAAATATAAGAAAGGAGCGCTACTAGTACCAGATACCGAAGGAGAAGGCGAAGCAGGGTCTTCAGCAGTACCATACGTCTTACTAGATTTATATTCGTAATAATATTGTACATCAGGACCAGTCCACGCACCAGAAATAGGAAACCCTCTCCAAGTATATAGTAGTGGCCTTGACGCAGAGCCATCACCATGGACACGCATAAAGTAGTAGCCTGGAGAAAGAGTCTGAGAAATAGAAATACTCTTACTCCCAGTAGAGTCACAAGCTACTTCCCCAGCATCTAATACAAGATCACCAGGCACCCAATCTGCGTCAGACTCGTAAATCGACAACCGGAGTTTTGCTCCAGACGTACCTGAAGCGGTCTGAACATACAGCCTTATAGACGAAACTGTTATTTCTTCACCAACTATAAACGGTTGATAGTATGCAGTGTTTGCTGCAATACTTTGATTGCTTGCTTCTTGAGTAAGAAAAACCCCAGGGATAGAATAGCCACCACTAAGATTTGCCGTAAGATAGCTAACAGCACCGCCTCCAGCTCCTGCAACAACTTCTACCCACTGGCTAGACGAACCATCATTATAGTATATGTACATCACCTGCGTTGATGAGTCGTACCATAAATCTCCAGAGGATGGGGACGATGGCGCTGTGTCTGAAACAGACACTGAAGACCCGCCTCCAGAAGAGAATTCCACAACAGCCCCACCGCCATTCTTATAGAAAAGCTTACCGTCAGCATAATTAATAGCAAGCTCACCAAATTCAAGCGACGAAGGGACATTAGAAGCAGTACCTGAATTTTTGATCTTAATAGTGTTGGCCACTTAAACTCTCCTTAGAAAGTACCGCCATCAAAAGTTACACCATCAATGCTACCACCAGTAATGCTCACATTATTGGAATTCTGAGTAGAAATGCTTCCAAGACCTAGAGTTGTTCTAGCTGTACCGGCATCAGCATCATCAACCAGTGTGCGACCAAATGCTGTAAACGTTGCTAATCCAGCAGTACCGCTTCCAGTAAAATAAGGCAAACGATCAGCTGCAGATGTCAAACCAGCTATAGCTGCAAGTTCGACATCGTAAGCCTGCACGTTTGTACCAATAGCCAAACCAAGATTGGTTCTGGCTGCGGATGCAGTGGTTGCCCCAGTACCGCCGTATGCGATACCCACCGCTGTACCCTGCCAGACACCAGTTCCAATAGTTCCCAGAGTTGTTAAAGAAGATGTAACAACACTAGAATTCAATGTCGTCCCAGTCAATGTACCAGCAGCAGCCGTAACTGTTATATCCGCAGAGCCATCAAACGATACCCCGTTAATGTTTCTTGCTGTTTCAAGAGTCGTGGCTGTTGATGCATTGCCAGTGACATTGCCCTCAAGGTTCGCGACAAGAGAAGCAACTGAGTAACCAGTGCCAGCAGTATTGACAGTTGTATCAGGAGCGGATTGCAAATCCTTGAATAGTCTGAACTTGCCATCTGAGGCATCCCTAAATAGCCCGGCGTAAAGATCTTGACTTCCAGACGTATCATATAAGCCATAGAAACCAATATCTACAGAATCACTTGTACCATTTCCACTTGCAAGAATTATTAGTGGATCTTCAACAGATAGAGTTGATGTATTAACAGTAGTTGTGTCACCATTGACAGTCAAATTTCCACCAACAGTAAGATTAGATGCGATAGTGACACTGTCAGGAAGCCCAACTGTCACAGCGCCATTGGAGGCAGAAACTTGAACTTCATTAGTTGTTCCGGTTAAAGATGTAACAGTGTTAGTACCAAGATCACTTACTTGACTTGATGTGATTGAAATATCCACATTTGATGCCGCAGTAAGGCGACCATAAGAGTCAACAGTGAATTGACCAACAGAATTTGCATCACCATAAGTTGCTCCTGTCACACCAGTAGTAGTCAGAGCAAGATCAATAGCCCCATCGCCAGCGTCATCGTAAGAAGCAGAAATACCAGTATGAACGCCATTAGTTGCAATCTGAGCACCAGCAACATCTTGCACAGCCTCTGTGAAGTCAGATACAGCAGTGGAAGCAATAGAGATGGAGGCAGATCCAGCAGCAGTCAAACGTCCTTGCTGATCGACTGTAAAGGTCGCAACGGAGGAAGACGACCCATAACTAGCCGGACTCACAGCTGTATCATCAAGATCAATAGATATTTGATTACTAGAAACAGTTGTTGTTATGCCAGTATCTCCAGCAAATGTAAGAGTATCTGTCCCGACAACAACACCGTCAGGACTTCCGCTGTCTGCAGCAACAGTAAGAGTGCCACCTACACCACCAATGGCAGCATCAACATACGCAGTAGTAGCGACGCTAGTTGAATTATCATTAGCGCTTTTAGTTGAAGCGGTAGCAGAAGATCCTAGAGCGACTGTTCCAGAAAAAGTCTTTCCACCAGAAATAGTCTGAGTTCCAGAAAGGTTTACAAAAGCGCCAGGGCCACCAATTGAGATAATGGTATTAGCATCACCATTTACATCGGCACCAGTACCATAATACAAGACCTCATCGACTTCGTTAAATGCTAGCTCAGCATTCTTAAGCGTACTAGGGGCACCTGCTAGCCCAGTAGCTCTTCTTTTGATTCTAATTGTATTAGACATTTAAAAATTTCCTCCATTTAAAAACATCCCAGTTGATGGATGTCTATGATCCGATCTAGAAGCTAATAGGCTTGTTCCAGACGATCCTGTATTTGATAACTCAAGCGGTAGCTCATTAGAAAATGAAATACCAGCTCCAATATTTAAAGTAGCAGCAACTGCTTGCAGCACTGTTGCTTCAGCATTAAAAAATGAAACAGCAGTAGATTCTGCTGGCGTTATTGAAACAGCTGTTGTTTCAAGATTCGAAATTGATACAGATGAAACCTCATACCCAGTAAAAGAAATACTTGTTGACTCGTTCTCTCTTATAAAAACAGAACTTGCATCACCAGAGGATATTGATAAAGTTGTACTATCAGATCCACCTATTGAGAGATTAGTGGAGTCAAATTCAGTTATTCTAACAGTAGTTAAATCAGCGCTCACCTGGTTACCTCTGGTGTTACTGTCACAGAACCTGACAGGATTGTCAAAATAACCGACCCATTTGTTTCCTGAAGATCATAAACATAAACGCCTCCAGGGATATTGGCTGTCTGAGCTGGTGAAAGACTAAACCTCATCTGTCCATCGGGGCCAGAAACGACTTCTGTTGTAAAATTCGCAACAACATTTGAGTCACCGGCATAAAGACGGATTTGCCCAGAATAAGACCTGCCACTGATATCAATAGCCGCATTGCTTGAATTAGCTATTGTAACATCATGGATATATGTATCACCTTGATAAATTGATATATTTCTTTCAGCAGCCATTTAAACCTCTTATAATAATGTCATCCAACAGCAAAAACGCCAATACTTGCGCCCGCAGTTAAGACTTCAATAGTGTTATAGTCACCATAAACTTCTAAATAGTTATGCACATGACCTTGAGAGTCCGGCAAAACTACTGAATGTTTTCCATTCAGCTTAACTTCAACCCAATTATTCGCATCACGATTAACTAAATAAATAGCATAAGTGTGATGATTAATTGTCTGAACACCGTCAGTGTCAGATAGATTTACATTTGAATAGACAATATGTCCTTCACTCATTATTCGTTTCCTCCATTGTCTTGATTTTGCCCTCGCTCAGCCTGATCGCCGCTTGTGCGAGGATCAGAAGAACCGGATGGCGTATCAGAATATGCCCTTCTTGGAACATCAGCTATATTGTTGGTATTTCCTTCAGGAGCACCTGGGCCTTTAGAAGCCCCTTGTTCTCTTTTTATCTTTGTTGGGTATGGCAAAGGCTCATCACCATCAATACGCTCAGGCATACCCAACTCATTACGAACTTCATTAGGTGTAATTACTTCAGTACGAAGATATCTATCATGAATTCTTGATTGAATATCTTCATCAACAAGATCAATACGATTAAATTTGATTGTTACAAGATCAGTAAATTCAGAAATTAATCTATTTAGTTTCTTTTCGATAACTGACTGATCTGGGCCGATAACTTGAGTTTTAAAAGTTTTATCGGCGTCCCTAGAAACAGCAAGGTTTGCATTATCATAAACACCCACTTTTGGTGCTGGAACACGGTTAGCTACAAGAATCTCATCCCTGTTTGATTTACGATACTTATCAAAAGAAGCGTCCTGGATGCCAGCCTCAAGTTTTTCAAATTTGATATCCGTGTCTCCACCCAGAGAAGCTGGAAGCGGAACAATCAACGTACCGTGATTTCTACCCTTGACCTCCTGACGGAAGTAGTTGACCAGCTCCTGCTTAGACCTGGCACTGAGCTTCGCTCCTTTAATAATAATTGCATATCTTGGAATAGCTTTATTTTCGAAATAATCAATATTGTATTCTTTTGCAAACTTATCTCCGACAATTGCCGCAGCCGCAGAAACGCTTGATGGGATTCCATAATATGTACTATTTGGTGAATAAGTCTTAAAATGGATTATTTCGTTTGGAGAAGGATCTGAATTAATAGGATCATCAGTCTCTAAATCTTGAAAGTTCCTAAAAAAAACTGCCTGAATTTTATTACTCTTTGCGATTTGCACATATCCATCCCTTTTTCTACGAACTCTCATCAAAGTGGATGGAACATGTCCTATATAGCCAATCTCTCCAGAATTAGTTCTACCAATTTCAATATAGCCATTACCAGTGGTTAAAACATCAAGCCATACTTTTGTTATAGTCTCAATAAAAGTCTCTTCTTCATTGAAGTTTTCAAATTTCTCTTCTAACGCTTGACGTACATCTTGAATATTTTTTCTTACCCGACTCAGCCTCTCTGAATCTCCCTGTGCCTTTTCAAGACGCCTCTTAGACTTCAAAGTCTCAGGGAAAGAATAACCAAGGCCAACAGTATTCATAACTCTAGCATTAATAGCAGCATTATGAATTGCACTTGAATCATAAAGCTCAGCAAGAGTTATTAAATCATATGGAGGCGAAACAATATCGTAAAGAGAATACCCATCCAGATTCTCTGGATCAATATACTTAGATTCAGCTCCATCAACCCCCTCATACCTCTTAGAGAGCCGCGAGGCTTTTCTTTTCATCTTGGCTGAAAGAGATGAAAACTTAACACTCTTAAATGGATCAGTTTTTTCAATTTTTGTAATGGACTGATAATAATCTACATCGTCAAGAATTAATTCTTCGACATCAGACTCATCAACATGACTTACTTGCCCTCTCATCACTTTCTCCTATTAAGTTCTTTACGAACCGCTTCTTCAATAACATCCTCATAAGGATCTGGATTTAAACCTTCATTAAGGCGCTCAACTTGATCATCTCGCTCTGAGGCTGAAACCTTTCTAGCCCCTCCGACCCATGTTGTGTACCCCTCATCACTACCTGTCCAATACTTAGCAGCTTGAGCAACTTGCTTTTCAACATTCTTATCTCCAACTAAACCTTCGGCGCAAAGAACCCCGTCGCCATCAGATAATGGCTTTCCGTTTGGCATGATCCAAATACAGACACCAAAAGTCCTTTCAGGAACATATAGTTGCTTATTCTTCACGTAATTATCAATCATCCAAGATATACTACATTACTTTTGTCCAAAAAGCACATAGAAATGAGAAAAACCGCACCAAATAGGTGCGGTTTTCTCGTTGATCTTTAATCTAGGTATTCGGTATATTGTACTTTTGATAAAAGATTTCCACATCTTCGCCGCAAGTGGGGCAAGTTTGCGTATATCCAATAGTGTACTTTGAAATAATTGGGAACTCTTCACAGCATTTAGATATGACAAGGGAGTATTTATTTATATTAGAGTTTACCGAATCGGACATGCTCCACCTTCACATTCCAAATCTTCAATTGAGTACTCATTAATTTGATCAATAAAAGCAACCTCTTTAATCTTTGATTTCATCTTATCGTATTCAAACTTATCAATCTCTTCATATGGAGCAAGCGCAAAACCGTGATCGCTATGAAGCAAAAACGAAACAGACTTGACTTTGTTTTTATAGTTCTTTTTCATCCATTCCTGAATTTTAGGAAGCTCCTCTTTACGATAATAAACAGTTACAGAAACATTATTGTCAGCCCAAACAGACTGAGCTTTCACAACCCACTCAAGCTGCTCAATGGCAGTCATGTTCTTTGCAAGAACGGCATTTTCAGGAGTTTCGCATGGAAACGAAACCACGCAAATTGTGTGATTTTCCTTACCATCTAGGCCTATATCATACTGGACATCGAATCCGCGGTCCCGGCAATAATTAACAAGAGGATCATTGCTTCCCATTCGAACTCTGCGAATATAATACTGAGAATACGCTGGATGGATTCCAGGAGTAACCCCAGCAAGCAAACTCAAAGTACCTGAAGGTTTTACAGTTGTCAACTTGATAGACGAATTAACACCAATTTCTTTCGACCACTCAATATCAAACTTGCGAAGGTCTTCATAGCAATCAGAAACCCACGATAACTGATCTTCAGTACACTGAAGCCAGCCAGTAATACCCTGACCAAGACGGCGATTGCGAGAAATTACATCTTGAGACTTTTTATAAGGATAGCTGAGAGTAGTAATTGCCTTTTGAGTCTTGTAAAGCAATCTACTAATATCAATCAACTCCTCCTTGCTTTGAATATTTGGAAGAAAGATTTCAGCAAGATTGCAAGGTTCTCCATCTTCAAGCCCAATTTCACCACAAGGGTTTGTTCCAATAACTTTGCTATCATTAACGCGCTCCCCAAGACGGCCGGTCTTGCGAATAAGTTCACGGTTAATCAGACCATATGGTTCACCGGTTCCATCATAGCCCTTCCAGAACTCATCAATAATTTCATCATAAGAATCAGCAAAGATAGAGTTGTTTGAATTACCACGCCATGATGGAATATCACCCTTACCCCAGTTCTTCGCTCGCAGATACAAAAAATCATCAGGATCACCAATAGCAATCTGGGCCGAACGACGAGCAGACCCGGCAACAACAATTTTGCCAATAATATTGCAGATATCAAGAGCATCAACGGAGCGAATCTTTTTGCCAGAACGAGCATCAAGGATTTTGCAAATGTCAGCAATGCCTTCAATCAAAATCTCAGGACCGGACGCTGTTCCACCGAAAGTCTTGAGAGGTGCGCCGTAACCACGAATCAAAATAGTGCTATAAGTAAACGACTCTCCAGTATAAAAATAGCTTTCAAGCACCTTTCCAAGTAGAGCAGACCACCCCTGACGGCTATCTGGAACAATAAAATCTGCATCATTAGCCCTTAGATGCTTGATGCTATCAATAGACTTAACTTTTGGAAAATCATGGACTACCGCTCTTTCAACAGAGAAACCGACACCACCACCAACCATTAGATGGTCCATCAAAAACTTAAAATCTTCGACTTTAGAGATTGTTGTCATCCAGCAGTTGACAAGAGAAACGCCACTCATCTGCTTGACAAGTGGCGTTCCTAACTGCCAAAGTGCGCGACCGGCAAAAATACCCTTTAAATTAAAGATATAATCAAAAAGTCTTTCTGCTTCGTCCTTTGTATAGTTAGCACCAATTTCTTGTGCTCCATTAATAGCCCTAGCAATTGTTTCAAACCAATACTCTTTTCGACCTAGCGATTCAATGTCTCTTGCATAAGTCCTTCGATAAACGATTTCACCCATCCCGTTAAAGCCCCACGGCGGTGTCTTATCAACATACTTTGATACAAATTCTGGTGTTATAATATTTTCCACTCTGCCTCCTAAAAATAATAGACTTCAATCATAACAGTATCAAAAACTTTCAACACTAAAAATTGACTAGGATAATTATTGACTATTAGTAAAAACTAGAAGCCGACAAAATCTTGATACCGATCATAGATCTTAGCAGCGGAATCCGTCCATCTCCACGAATCGTGAATGATTTTTGCGGACTGGATCGTTTTTCTTTTTGCCGCATCATAATCATCTACCACCTGACGCATAAGTTCAAGGAGATGATCATAGCTTGGGTAAGCCCACAGGCCGGTGTCTACCCCATAATATTCAGATTGCTCTTTTGCTTCCGCCATCTCAGCATTTAATGCAAATGACATTTCAGCAAAATCTGCTGTACCTGTTGCATTAGTCACAATAGTTGGCATACCTGTAGCTATAGCTTCAAAGGGTATCATACCAAACCCTTCACCTTTAGTCGGATAAATCATACAATGTGATTTATGATAAAGTTCAATAAGATCTTGAGTATTTAAAGAATGTTCTAAACATACAATCTGTGGATGCTTACTGGCATCTACAAGTTCATTATTCATTCTTACTTTTGCATTGCTCTTATTATTATATTTTAGAATAAGTCTATAATCTTTATTGCCATCGAATAAATCCAAGAATGCATCAACAACCATCTGAGAATTCTTTCTAAGAGACTCACCACCAACATGCAAAAAATTAAACTTGTCTGTAATTTCTCTATCTAGAATAGTAAACTCTGGAGACGCACCATGATGAATAACGTGAATGTTATTGTTCACGTTGTAGTTAGAAAACACATCTTTTACGAAGTTAGATGTAGTCCATATTTCATCACATAAAGACATATTATATAGCCAGCTACTAGGCACAACAGTACTTTCCCACGGTGTGTAGCCAACTACATAGTCATTATTATGCTGATAGTACACGGGCTGGCAGAAATTAATATGATATGGAATTTCCGGTTTATTGTAATAAACCGCGACGTGCATTGCATTTAGTTCTTTTATGTTTGCTATTGCAGCATTCTGATATCCAGGCGAATACCACTGCTCGCCTGATAAATCGTTTGATTGAGGAGTAAACCAGCTTATTTTTTTCATTGGTTACCTGTTAGCGAATCTGTAGAAATTAATTCTACACCGCGACTAACAAGCGCAAGAGCATCAGATTCAGATATTTCGCATGTGACACCTCTTTCGCTAAATAGGCATCTTGATGCAGCAAAATATGTGTCATCAACTTGGACGACAGTAATGAATGAAGGATCTACTATTGCTGCTCCGCTGTAGTCGTCAGATTCTACTATTGCAATTACTTTCATATTATATTTTAACCCCTAAACAGTTACACGTCTATAAGCTTATCGCGCGCTTCGCTTGCGAAGTATACACGACTAAAAAGAAAAAGATGCAAATCCCCTGAAAAAATCTTTTGATCTGACGATCTTCAGCGAAATCCCGTGTAGACTGCTTCCCATGACATTAGGGATTAAAGTTCTAGATCATGGAAAAGTTGATTTAATTGATGCAATGGGTGGAGATTTAGATATTGTTAATGCTGCAAGAGTTAGCTTTTCTAGCTACCAGTCCGAAATGGATGAGCGCGCTGAAGGACTCATCAATTTTTTGATGAAGAATAAGCACGCCACTCCATTTGAGCATGTTACATACAAGTTTTATGTAAAATGCCCAATTTTTGTGGCGAGAGAGTGGTTTAGACATAGATGGTCATCTTTTAACGAGATGAGTATGAGATATTATGTACCAGATGAGCTAGAGTTTTATATTCCAGAATATGATTCAATGCGTAAACAAGTAGGTAAGCCAGGAAATTACTCTTTTGAACCAATTACCGATCAAACAACAGTATCATTTATTCAAGGTTTGATGAGTGATGTTTATTCTGTGGCAGAATCTGCATATTATGACCTTTTAGATGCAGGTGTCGCAAAAGAAATTGCCAGATCAGTTCTTCCTGTTGGTCAATACACAGAATTTGTATGGACAGTTAATCTAAGAAGTCTTCTAAATTTCCTATCGCTTAGGAATGACTCTCATGCTCAGCTAGAAATTCGAGAATTTGCTAAAGCTATTGAAGAATTTGCTGAATCCATTGCTCCTGTTGCGCTAAAATTGTTTAGAGACAACGGTAGAGAGGCTTTATGAGCAATGAGCAAGATATTGGCAGGCTCCTAGAAGACAAAAATGTAGTAATTCTTGCAGATGACTACATTCCGTATGAGTATATTGTTAAATTTATTGCCACTTTGACAAAAAGTCGGATACATATCATCAAATATCCGGAGCATATCTATAGATATACAAAAATTAATTTCAAAAGGGCCGGTATTAGGCCTTATAAAGAGCTTAAGCTTGATGATATTCTGAAACTTGATAAAGAAGAATACATTCTTACATTCTTTTTTGGCAAAAGATCTAATAGAGATAAAGAATGGTTGCTAAAAATATACAAAGAAACAATTGTTAGATACTTTGAAAATTTTGTTTTGAGCGAGAAAGGATTTGATTACGATGAGAATAGTCCCTTATTCCAGTGATGAAGAAATTGATTCATTCCCAACAATAACAATTGTAATCAAATCAATTCCTTTTGAAGATTCCTATGTACCAGCATGTGTAATCAACACCTCAAGTGAAGATTATATTATTACTCTTGATGAACTCAACTCATTGATGGACGGTCTTGAGATAGTTTCAAAGCAAGTCGATCAGATGATAAACTTTTTAATAAGTCCAAAAATGATAGATCCAGATAATCTCCCTGAAGGGATGTTTTTTGAGTTTGATGTGGACGATGAGGATGATGACTCAGAATGATTCTAGGCAAAATTATAGACAAATTCCCATATCCCAAAAAGAGTTGTCCGTTTTGCGGACACGATATGAAGCTTGTGAATGCTATTCACAATCAAAAAGATCAATATATATTTAAAGCACTATATTTAGATCCAAATCCATCTTGTAAGTCCTATGATGAAGGATCAAGACTTGGATATGCAAAAATCTATTACTCATGCGATGATGCATTCAAAGAATTCAACAACGTGTCCATTCCGGTTAGGAGATGGAGCCGTGAAGACTTGTATGCTTATTATCGATAATCTGATAGTATAATATACACTATGCCAGTTGGACCGTGCTCAGAGGGTGGGAAGCCAGGATATAGGTTTGGAGATTCCGGTAAGTGTTATACATACACATCCGGAGATTCTGCCTCCAGAAAAGCAGCAAGAGATAAAGCTATTCAGCAAGAAAGAGCTGCCAGAGCTGGCGGCTGGACTGAAAAGTATCGCGATAATAAAAAGGAGATAAAAATGATCATTAATTTGTCATATGACAATGTTCAGGTCATGAAAGCGCATCATGACCAAATGAAGTCATGGAACGAAAACATGGCCAAGCAGCATCAAGATGCTGCAGAATGGCACAAGCAGCAGTCAGAAGAACTTGAAAAAGCTATGATTCAAGTTCCTCTTAACCCCGAACAAAAGCCAGCACCTAGCGCTGGCGGTGCAGGAGGGGCAACAACAGGAGAAGGAACATCCAGTGCCCCAGCTCCAACAACAGTACCACTAGACCCAGTAAAGAAAGCAGATTTGATCAGTATCCTCAATGACCACGTCGCAGAATACGGAGACTTTGAAAAGTCAGTAGAGGATATTGTCAATCAGATTTTTGGTTGATAAGAAGTGCTTATTGATTGGACATCAATAATAGTAGCTCTTATCTCAGCAACAGGTCTTGTTGTCATAGCATTACTTCCAAAAAAAGAAGTAAAAAAGCTTCGTGAAGAAAATACAGTACAGCATCAAGTGAACAAATCAGTCGCTGAAGAAACTCACAAGATTCTAGAAAGATTCGAAGCTGATGCGGATTATGACCGAAAGTCTATACTGAAAGCAGTAACTGCTGTTGAGAGAAAAGTTGAAAGAGTTGATGATAGAGTCGAAAAAATTGATGACAGGCTCGGCAATCATATTGAATGGCATTTAGACAAAGATAGCTAATTTTACTGGTATAATAAGCTTATGGGGAACCCCCGGCTGTAGATATTTCGAAAGATTATTTATAGCGAGGGGGTTCCCCTCTTTATTATGACTAAAGAAATCTTTTACCCCGTTGTCGAATTATTTTGGAAGGACCACTACTCCATCGGGGATCTGTGGTATGATGTCACCGAAATGCCAGGCGTTCGAATCCTTTCGGCAGTCGGGTATCTCGTTAACGAAGATGATGACTATTATTATGTCGCATCTAATTTTGACTTCGGCACAGACGTATGCTCTGGCGGGACCGCCGTCTTAAAAAACTGTGTTGTAAAGAGAAGACTTCTATCCAAGGGGAAATTTAATTATGATAAGTTTTCAGGAAAAAGAGCGCCTTTGCCGGATGGTAAAGGATCATAAAAAGATTAGCTCAGAAAAAGCTAGGGCTGGCCTATGTATTGCAACAGGGCTATTCGATGACAAGAACTTTAAAGATATTTGTGGTTTCTATCAGATATCGGTAGACGATGCCAGGTATTGGTGGAACTTCTTCGGTCTTCCAGAAGAAGAAGCTGTCATTGAAAAGAAGAGGCCAGCAAAGAAGCTTTCTGTTATCGATGTTCTGAAAGAGCATGATGGGGAAATCATGGGGACTAAAGACATTGCTGATCTTTGCGGTGTGAGTCTTCCTACTATCTACAAATTTATTAAAGACCAGCCGGGTTGGCTCAAGAAGGAAGGCCGGGGTCAATATATGATCATTGACGCATACAAGAAGAGGATGGAAGAAAAGAATGGAAAGTGACTACATAGAAGATCATCTTTTAGAGCTTATGGAAGCTCAAACAGAAGATGATCTTTTTGTTGCAAAAGATCAAATTGTTATTGATGTCGCAACTTTTATGGATGTAGTTAATGAACTAAAAGATTTGCGGGAAGACAATATAGAACTTAAATATCTAATTAAAGGCCTAGAAAGCAACAGAAAAACATTAGTATACGATCAAATAGATATTGTAGATGAACAAGGCGACATGATCGCCTCACTAGACCCTTCAGTATCTAAAGAAATAATCGATGCAGCAATCAGAGCTTTTATCAAATCAACTCTCATTAAGGAAATGGAAAATGAATCAATCTACAAGTGAAACATGGGAAGACGCAGCAGAAGAAGCAATCAGCGCCCTGTTCGACAGGGCCGTTATTTCAGGTCTAGAGGAACCAGATCAACTCATCCGATATATGCGGCTGAAGATCGGTAGTACCCTGAAAACCGACGAAAACAGAGAATACGACTACAGTCACATGTCGAAGATGGCATCACAAGCCGGGTTTTGGCAATTCCTAGCCTCACACAGCCTTAGACTGTTAAACTCAACCGGGACCAGATTCACAGCACAAAACATGCTTGATATCCTCACCATGAAACAAAAGGATTATGGTCCAAAGAACATCTCAGAATTTGGGATCATCGGGTTGCTCATTCGGGTCAACGACAAGATCGCCAGACTAGAAAACATGACACAAAAAACCGATAGCTTCAACACAGCGATAAACATCAACGCAGTACCACAAGAAAGTCTTAACGATACACTCGTAGACATCATCGGATACAGCGCAATCGCAACAATGTGGCTCACCAAAGACCAGCTTGGCAACCGTAAATTTTTACTACCAATGCGATCAATGCGAACAATGCGACCGATGCAACCAACACCACAGATGCGACCGATGCAAACAGCAGGAACAACATGGAACAATGCCTAACTCATCACACGAAGGAAAACAATGGATAATTGAACAAACAAAAAAACATGTTGAACAATATCATCAACAAACAGAATTTTTAGATGTAGGATGTGGAAAAGGAACGTACTGGGAAATTATAACCCGGAAAATTCATAGAGGCAGATGGACAGGCATTGAAGTATGGGAACCATACATCAAACAATATCGACTCTACGAAAAATATGATGTTATCATCAACGAAGACGTGAGAAAATGGGAACCCGGCCAGGAATACACCATAACATACTGTGGAGACATACTAGAACACATGACCCGGCCAGAAGCCGAACAAGTCATACAAAAACTCCTCCCCCACACACAAACCCTATTCATCAGCATACCAATCACACACTGGCCACAACACGACCACACAAACCCCTACCAAAACCACATCAAAGACGACTGGACACACCAAGAAATGATAGAAATGCTGACAACCCTAACCCCCAACACAACCATAACCCACCACACAACCCCCACAATCGGCGTATACCAAATAAAACCATAAACCCCGACAAACACCCCACCCCCCACAAAAAAACCCACACAACCCAACACAAACCCCAACACAACCCCACACACAACCCCCCACAAACCAGCCCAATCCCACGCCACCCCCAACCATACAAAACCCCACCCCCAACCCCACCCCCAACCCCCCAAACCAACCCCCACAAAAATTGAATACACAGCCGAAGAAGGCAACCAGTGAATTCTTCCGCGGCGCGCATCCTCTGTCACCCACGGTCAATCCCAGACTTGTCTCGCGGGCGTACGAGAAGCGAAGCGTGCAACTCGTACGCCCGCGATTGTGGGTGCATGGACTGGCAGGTTTCGCACGTATTCTGGACAACGTGGTAAGGTTACATCTGTCAGGGAGATTCGCTCCCTGCAGGCTCCCTGGGAGGGAACATGTACGTCATCCAGATCATCACCGACGCTTCGGAGTACGGAGTCAACATCAATGTGGAGGGAGACAGGCAAGCCTACGAAAAGCTCGCCGAAATCGCCAGCCACTACATCCAGCAGGCGATCGGTTCGGACAGGTTCCACGGCGAGTTGAAGCTCGTCTTCATCGATGAGATGGCCACGGTGCGCCCGATGCGCACCCTGGTCATCGGGTGACCGGGTGCCCCGGGGCTTCGGCCCCGGGGCACAACACCAGACACATTACTTGTACTCCCAACCCAACTTTCGTATATATCTTTCTCTTGTGATCCGACTGGTGGGCAAGCAGCGAAGCGTGCAGCTTGCACACCAGCTCTTGTGATGTGTCTGTCTGGCATGTTTCGCACGTATTCGGGACGACGTGCTAGATTGAAGGCATGGAAGGAGGTGAGACATGACACGACAGGAGCGCCAGCGCCGGGACGAGCAGGACCTCGTCCGACGCCAGCAGGACATCTGCTGGCAGGACTGGGCAGGCAGCAAGGTCGATCGGGACAGCGATGATGACATCGCCATCCAGAGCGACTTGGCCTGGATCTACCGGCACGACTGAGAGGATCGGCGCTTGCGGGGAGCGTGGCAACAGAATCCCCCAACCGACCCCGGGGCATCCGCCCCGGGGTCACCCACCGACCGAAAGGAGGTGAACATGATCGGCATCATACTCAGAGCACTGTTCATGTGATGACCGGCCCCGGGTCTTCGGACCCGGGGCCAACACCAAACACATTACATCATTCAACCCTACCACTTTCACACATATCTCTCACACACCGACCGGCTGGTGGGCAAGCAGCGAAGCGTGCAGCTTGCACACCAGCCTTTACGGTGTGCCAACATGTCAGGTTTCGCACGTATCTCAAGCCATATGTGTATATGGGTCGTGTCGGGGAACGTCCCCGACGGTGCGACCTGGGAGGGTATCATGCACACCTTGACCTGTTTCCATCTCCTAGATCAGATTGTGACCATCATCGGTCACCTGATCGACCATTCCGACCACGAGGTTCGGCCGACCTTCCAGAGCAGCTACGAGGCCGCTCTGGTCGCAATGTCGGCGCTCGACCCGTTCGTCCAGGGCGAGCGTCCAGGTGACCACCTTGACTGGTTCGACGTGGCCAGTCAGTATGCCGGGATGCTGGCCAGGGCGATCGACCTGGCCGTGGAGGTCGGGATTCCGGCGCCGACCGATCCGGCCGTGATGGAGGCCCTGCAGAGGGTCGACATCATCACCGCCGGGGGCTACTGACCGGGTGCCCCGGGGCTTCGGCCCCGGGGCACAACACCAGGCACATTACCTCCATCACCACTCCGACTTTCACACATATCCTTCACACGCCCCAAGACGGGCGTGCGATGAGGCGAAGCGATACATCGCACGCCCGTCGATCAGGTAGGGTTGACTGCCAGGTTTCGCACGTATTCTCACCGACGTGCTAGGGTTGTGTCTGTCAGGGGGATTCGCTCCCTGCACGACTCCCTGGGAGGGGACATGTTCCACATCGTTCTGAACCATGAAGGCCGGTTCGACATCATCGCAACGGAGTCCGCCCGGGCTACGGGCAAGGGTTCCTACATCAAGAACCCGAACTGGAAGTGCCGCAAGTGCCGGGAGTGGGAGTGGGCCTACACCGACGAACTGAACGAGCAGTTCGGCGGTCGGTGACCGTGTGACCCCGGGGTCGTGACCCCGGGGTCGCCACTACCGAAAGGAGGTGACATGCTAGGAATCATACTCCGAGCATTGATCGGGTGACACACCGGCCCCGGGGCGACATGCCCCGGGGCCACCACCAAACACATTACTCTCATCATCCCTACAACTTTCACACATATCTCTCACACACCGACCGACTGGCGTGCGGTGCGGTGCAACAAAATCGCACGCCAGTCTGACAGGGTACGCGAGCCTGCAAGTTTCGCACGCATTCTGTCTCATGTGCTAAGGTTACATCTGTCGGCGGGAGAGGCTCGCCGCAAGCATGATTGGAGGATCATGTACGCAATCCAGCACCGGTTCCACAACGGAGTGGGCAACACTGCCCACTTCGTCGGCACGACGGAGGAAAGGGAGGCCATCATGGCCTACGGGGCGGCGGTGAACGCCGCCGCCATCTCTGGGTACTCCGGCATCATCTGCCTCGTCAAGGTTGACGAGTGGGGAACCATCTTCACCATGGCCAAGACCACGATGGAGGCGTGACGGTGTGGCCCCGGGGCTTCGGCCCCGGGGCACAACACCAGACACATTACGACTTATCCCAACTCAACTTTCACACATATCTCTCTTCCACCCGCCGACTGGCGGGCAAGCAGCGAAGCGTGTAGCTTGCACGCCAGTCCAACAGGGTACGCGATCCTGTAGGTTTCGCACGTATTCTGTCCCACCTGCTAAGGTGGTCTTTGTCAGGGGGAATCCACTCCCTGCACGACTCCCAGGAGGGGACGCAATGCAAGACATCGACCTGTCAGTCGGAACGATCCGACTGACCTGGCATCCCGACGACGACGACTTCGACATCACCACCGTCGAAGAGGACATCGACGTTTCGATCCGGATCGTCGACGGCGAGGCGATCGTCACGATCCGGTACTGGCAGGAAACGGCCACCGACCACGAAGTCCGGTTCCCGATCGGGACCGACCTGGAAGGTGCCCGATACCTGACGGCCAGGAACTACTGACCGGGAATCGCCCGGGGGCTTCGGCCCCCGGGCTTTTTTCGTGCC